ATGGCCTCCTTCTCCCAAAACGCAAATGGCTGGCGCGCGCAGATCTACGTGGCCGGCGAACGCGACTCGAAGACGTTCCGCACAAAGCGTGAAGCCCAAGCATGGGCCTCCACGCGTGAGCAGGAATTGCGAGATCGGAAGACAAAGGGAGAGGCACACACCAGAACGGTGGGCGAAATGCTTGCGCGATACGCCAACGAGGTATCGGCGAAGAAGCAGGGAGCGAGGCCTGAACGACTGCGCATCGATGCCTTTTTGCGCGACTTCCCTGCTCTTGCGGCGAAAACTCTTGCCACCGTCAAGACGCCGGACATTGCAGCCTGGCGCGATGCGCGCTTATCCGGAAAGCTCCCGGACGGCAGCCAGACGCGCGCCAATGTCCCCGCCACTGTGCTGCGTGACATCAACTGGTTGCGCAATGCATTCCTGACTGCCCGCGATGAGTGGCACTGGATCGAGCACAACCCGTTCACAGGTCTCGCGATGCCCAACGACAGCGCGCCAAGATCGCGCCGCGTTACGCCGCGCGAGATCAAAATGATCTGCCGTCGGCTGCACTACAGAACGGGGCATGCGCCAAAGACCAAGAGCCAAGAGGTTGCGCTGGCGTTCCTGCTTGGGCTTCGCACGGCAATGCGCGCTGGCGAAATCCTAAGTCTCGGGCGTGACACACTGGACATGAAACGGCGGGTTGCCACCGTGAAGCACAAGATGCAGTATCTGACGCAGCGCCCGCGCGAGATTCCACTATCGCGGCATGCCCTGCGCCTGTTGCGGCCTGTGGCGGACCGCCAGCAATGCTTCACGATCTCATCGAAATCTCTTGATACCCTATTCCGCAAGGCTCGCGATCAACTTATGATCAAAGACCTGCACTTTCACGACACTCGCGCTGAAGCGCTCACGCGCCTCTCGCGTAAGGTGGACGTGATGACGCTGGCCAAGATCAGCGGCCACACCGACCTTCGGATACTGCAGGAGGTGTATTACCGGGAGGCGGCCGAGGACATCGCCGCCCGCCTCTAGCCACAATCAAGCCAGCGCCTGAATCACGCGCGCCAGCTTGTGGTCCTCGACGTTGGGCATCGGCCACGCCGCGTGTCCAATCTCAATCAGCGGCGCCGGGTGCTGCCAGGCGCGCAGCAGGCGCGGCACCATCGGCACCACGTCCTGCCCGTTGCGGTACAGGTTGACCTGCACGCCGTGCGTAGCCAGCAGCGTCGCCAGCGTCCCGTCGGTGCTCACACGCGGAGGCTCGAACCCGTACACGGCGCGCGGTGGCTGACCTGCCAGGCACAGCACGGCCGCAAACAGGATGGCCAGCGCGGCACCCTCGCTGTGCCCGACGGCGACGGCCGGCGCCGGTAGCGCCAGCAGTTGGGGCCGGATCGATGACAGCGCATGCCAGAACCCGTGATGCAGGCCGCCCAGGCCCTCCACCTGAACGACATCGGCATCGAGGTTGGCCAGCCAGCACGCGACGTTGTTGGTGCCGGGGAACGCGACCGCGTCCCCCTCGATGATCGCCCGAGCGGCGCTGCTCTCGGCGCCTACCTGGGGCTGGACCATGTAGGCGCGCTGGGCGAGCTGCGCGTAGTCGCGCGGAGTCATTTCGCCGCCGGTATCGCCGAATTGGCGGGGGCCGCAGTATTGGCCGCCAGGATCGGCGCCAGCGCCGCTTGCGCGATGGCCACGCCCAGCACCGCAGCCTGCTTGTCCTTGTCGGGCAATGGCGACGCCTGGACGATTTTCAACAGCACCGGCAGACCATTGCTGGCCAGGTTGTGTAGGTCGAGCGCGGTCACGGTGGCGCCTGTTGCGCAGACAGCGCTCACGACTGGCGTGGCGGAGGCCAGATCGGCCTGGACAGCAGCGTCGACCGCGCCGGGCATCGCCAGGACGGTCAGCACCGCCTGAGCGGACGGGCAGACCTGGGCGGCGACCTGCGCAGGCGTGGGCAGCGGCTGCTGGCCGTCGGTGGGCGTGGTGGCGCATGCCGCCAGCAGCGCGGCAGACATGACAAGGCAAAGCGCGATCAGCTTTTTCATGGGCAAACCTCTTGAGGATGGCGGTACGTCAGAACCGGCACGAAATGCCGGGGGTGAGATGCTCGAGCGCCTGCTCGGCGTCGCGGGCTTGGAAGATGCCGGCGTCGGGGCTGGCGGAGGGCGCGCAGGCCGGCCCGGTGAAATGCAGGATCACCAGCAGCACCAGGACGGCGGGGATCACGGCTTGGCCGCGGCCGCCGTCGGCGCCGATGCGGCGGGCGTGGAAGCGGGCGCCGTGGCCGTGGAGGCCAGGCTTGCCACGGTGCGCGTCGCGTATTCGAGATAGGCCGGCATCAGCGCCGGGTTCTTGATGGCCAGCGCGGTGTAGCCGGCGAACGCCAGCGCGCCGAGGGCGAATTTCAGCGTGCGATTCATGACTGCTCCTGGTGATGGATAACTTCGTCAGGCGTGAACTGGTAGCCCTCGATGGCGTACCTCTGGGCAATCCAGAGCGGGAATGGCATGTCGTGGATGCCCGCGTCCTTGCCGGTGTGGTGCAGCTTGCAGAGCAACAGCCCGTTCACCGTCATGTCGTCGACGAATAGGTAGGGGTCTGCCGGCACCCGGTAGTGGGTGTCCGGGTGCAGTGGCGTCTCACCCGGTACCGTCACTGTTTTAGCGCCCTTGAAAAAGCCACCCCAGTCGAACGCCGCCGCGCGCGCGCCGAACTCGCCGGCCCGGGCCTGCGCCTCGACGCGATCCCAGTTGATCAGATTGGCCAGCGACCGTTCGATCGGGTGGTGGTGCGCCTCGAGCGGGTGGCCGCTCTGCTCGGCGGTGCAGCCGCAGATGAAACAGCGGGCACCCTCGCGCTCGATCAGCGCTTTCTTCGAGTGCAGGAACAGCGGCGTGGTGACGCGGGCCTCGTGCCCGGGCAGCAGCACGTCGACGGCCAGTGTCTCTTTCTCTTCGTGGGTATCGGTGACGGCCATTCGGCCCTCCAGAAAAGCAGAAGCCCCGCACACGGCGGGGCTCAGGTGGGAATGGGTGCGGTCTCAGTCGATCTCGGGCAGATCGACCGTCTGGCCGGCGAGTGCGTGTGTGCAGTCGTGCAGGAACTGGATCCGTCCGTCGGTAACGAACGAGTGGCAGCGCAGCGGGCGCGCCGCCGGCAAGCCTTCGCCGCGCATGTAGGCGGCGTGCTCTTCGTCAGTCATTTGGGCCACGCCCGTCACCAGCACGCTGGGCGTGAATGTGGGGCGGTCCATGCTGCCGTTCCAGCCCCATACCGGAACGCCGGTGCCGGCGACGTGCACCTGGTGCAGGAATCCGCAGCCCGGGCAGTCGAACATCAGCGTGCGCACGCCGTCATCGCGCTGCAGTTCTTCGACCACCTTCATACGACCTCCAGAACCTGCTTGGCCTTCGCCCACAGCGCGCGGCGATCGGCAATACCATTGGTGCCGCCGTTGACGGCGCGCGTCAGGCCGACGAAGTTGCCTTTGTCAGAGAACCGATTCAGGTTGTTCTTCAGCCAGAACCAGGCGGCCGATGCGGCGGCGTTTGCAGGCCGCTCCAGCAGCTCGGGCTGGGCCTCCAGGTCGAGGCCGAGCGCCGCGCCGCACGCGCGGTAGTTGGCGCGGCCGGTGACCTGGATCAGGCCGCGGCCGAGGTAGCGCTTGCCGTCTCCCGGTTGCGTGTTGCCGAGATCCTCGCGGCCCTCGTACCGCTGCTGCGCCGGCGTCGGCCCCCACAGTTCCAGCAGCAGACGCAACTGGCTCGATTCATGCCCGACCTGCGCCAGGAACGCTGCGATGCGCGTCGGCGTGTTGATCTGCCGGAACAGCATCACGTCGGCCAGGATCGGCGCGAACACGTCCGCGCGGGCGCCGGCCAGCGGCATGATCGCGTGCAACTGCGCGGCGGTGATGAGCGGCTCAGCCATTCTTCACCCCCGCTACGATCTGGCGCGCGTCGTCCACCACTTCGGCGGCCACTTCCGCGAGATCCCTGTCCTTGCGCTTCTCGATCCAGTTGAACGTCCATCGGACGATGGCCCATGCCGGCAACCCGCACGCGAACACTAGCCCGAGCATCGCCACTAGGCCGAATGGATCACGCGCCCACGACTGCAGGCTGAACTTCATGATGATTGCCGAGCCGCCGGCGATCGAGCCGACGACGGTAGAGGTCAAGCCAACCGCCCACTCTCGCGGGCTACGAGGAGTTGTGATGCACATGACGACGATGGAGGCGAGGCCAGCGCCAATCGCGCCAGCGCCGGCCGCCCCGCCGATGAGTTTCCAACCTGCTACGCCAGCGGCGCTTCCGCTGATCGGCTCGGACATTCAGACCCCCAGAAATGAAAAAGCCCGTCGGATGGCGGGCATTGTTGATGGCAGATGGTTTTGCGGCAGCAGCGCTCAGAAAGATGAGCCCGCAACCATTGCTAGAATGATTCCCTCGATGAGGAGGGCTACATGAACCTGACAAGAGGCGTGGTGCGATTTGCCGGCCTGGCATCTGTCGCCACGCTCTGCGCCCGAGCTGCAGGACTAATTCGCATCGATGATGCAAAGATCGGCACGTGGTCAATCATCATCTCCATCGTCGGCATCGCTCTATGGATCGATGGTGAGCGGACATGGAGACGCATCGATAGGGGGTAACGGGCATTCCTTGACAGGCAGCCCCATTGGGGCTACCTTCTTCCCAGAAGGGTAGCGCGACGCGCAGCCCGCCAACCCGAGAGGATGACGATGTCACAACACAAGCATGCCCATGGAAACCATCCGCAACTACGTTCCGCCATCCACCGGCGACCTGGCCAAGCTGAAGGAAAAGCTCAGGATGAACGGCGATCAGATGGCAGAACTGGCGGCAGTCGCCGGCGCCAATCAGTGGCGAAAATACACGGGCGGCAACGAGCCGCGCAGCGTGGGACCACATATGCTTTTCTGGATCGCCTCGCGTCTGGTGCTGAGCGAGGAGGCGTTCGCAGAAGTGCTGGACGAGATGCGGGAGATCGGGGCTTCATTCGATTTCGGCGAGCGCTCCTCATCGTGAAAGGGCTGATTTCCGGCATCGCTGGTGCATTCCTGATGACCTGCACCGGATGCGGTGGCGGTTCGGACGGTGGCGCCCAGCAATCAACCGACTCGACCTCTGTCACTGCCCCGAAGGCGACCATTCTGATCGAGGCCTACGGCGACTCCACGATGCGTGGCTTGCAGACCGCCGATTGGTCAACTGTGCTGTTCTCACCCACATCGGTCACGCAGGACCGGTTGCGCGCGCAGTACGGAACACGCGCCGACATCACCGTCAGCAACCAGGCCGTCAACGGCCGGCGGGCCGTGGATCTCGTCAACGGCACTGACGGCCTGCATTTGCCGTGGGTTCAGACTGCGGCCAACTCGCATGCGCGTGTCGTGCTCTTCAACTACGCGATCAACGACGCCACAGGGCAATTCCCTGTGACTGCCGATGATTACCGGGCCTCATTGACGTTCCTCATCACCGAAGCGAGGAAGGACGGCAAGACGCCGGTGCTGGAGGAGCCCAACCCCATTTGCAGCAGCACCGCGGCCAGCGCAACGCTGGACAACTTCGTTGCGGTGATGCGCGACGTGGCTGCCGCGCAAGGGGTTCCCCTCATCCAGCAATATGACGTCATCAAGAGCATTCCTGGATGGCAGGCCAAGTACGGCTCGGACTGCATCCACCCGCTGCTGGAGATCTACCAGGGCAAAGCGACGCGGCAGGCTGATGCGCTCGCCGCGCTTGTCGGGCCGATGCTCTGACCTACCAGGTGATCGCCTGAACAGCCGCCACAGTCGTGGCGGCATTGATCTGCTGCTTCAGGCCCGTCTTCTTGGCGAACGCTGTCTGGCCCTGCGTGAGCATTGCCCCGGCGAGCCCTTGCAGTTGCGCGAATGTCATCGACACCTGAGCATTGTTTTTGTCCAACCAGAAGAAGCCGGCAGGGACAGCCCCAGCAACCAATGCCTTGGTAAGTACGGCCTGGCTGTCCTGATCCGCCTGGAACGTGGTGCTCATGTAGCTGACCGGCTGCTGAATGGCGGTCTGGTAGGCATCCTCGATGAGCGCGATCTGCGCTGCCTGCGTTTGCGCGAGCGTTGGCCCAGCAGGTGCCGCAAATCCGCTCGTTGTGCCATATGTCCAGCCTGGCGCGACTCCCGTCGTTGCCGAGCAGTCAACGAGCGTCGAAACGAACGAGGCTGTAAATCGATCCGCGATTGGAACCTCAACTCCGTTGGAGTCGGCCATCGGCGGGATGATTTCGGCCACCACGCCGTTTGCAATTCGTGCGTAGGTTTTCATTATGCGTATTCCCAGACGATGATGAGGCCGGGCGCGCCGTTTCCGCCCGCTGCTGTCGTGCCGCTGTTCGAGCCAATCGCACCCCCGCCGCCGGCGCCGAAGCCAAGGGCTGCCGTGCCGTTTTGAACGTACGTAGCATTCGCGCCGGCATAGCCGCCAGCGACACCGTATGGCGAGTCCCCACCGCTACCTGAGAACGCCGATGCGCCGCCCAAGTTGATACCTGGTTTTCCGGTCCAGCCGGGCGAAGCGATGTCGGCGCTGGTCGGCGCGTTGGACTGCGTGCCGCCGACGGCGTTGACGCTAGCCGTGCTGGTCACCGTGCCGACTGCGCCGCCGCCACCGCCCGGGAACGTAACCAGCGAGCCAAAGCTGGAAGTGCCGCCTGCAGTGCCCGCTGCGTTAGCAGCGCCAGCGCCGGCTGCTCCGATCGTCACAGCGACGCCAGAGAAGCCCGAGAGAATGCGCTTCTTTCCAAACGACCCAGCAGAACCACCACCGCCCACAGCAGCAACGGTGCCCGATGCAATCGGCACACCACCGCCAGCGCCACCTGCGCCGCAGCCCTCAACGAGAACCGATTTCGTGCCAGCGGTCGGCGTGTACGTGCCGCTGGCGGTGAAGATCTGCACGTTGAGGAGGCGACCGGTCGTCATCGGCCCGACGCCGCCCATCGTGACGAACCAGGTGGTGCCGTTGCACTCAACCGTCGCGATCTCGTTCGGCAGCAATGACAGCGTATTTGCCGAAGCGCCCGTCGCACTGACGATGGCGTCGGTGCCGTTACCTTTCAGCGTGCCGCCGTACGCGTTTCCGCGCAGCGTGAACGTGGAACCGATCCGGCAGGATGTTGCCAGTGGCAGTGTCACTGTCAGCCCGGATGCCTGGATGTCACCCCACCCACCCATTTGCGGAACAGTGAGCGTCGTATTGGTTGCGAAGCTGATCCCAGCAGCAGGGGGAAATGCAACACCCAGCATACTGACCCATGCTGTCGTCGCCAGATTCGTGCTGTTGTCGGACAGGCCGGCAGTGATGCCTTGTTGCAGGCCAGTAAATGGTGTCGAACCATCGAGGCGCGCGAAACCAGGGAAGAACGGAGCGCCGGGCTGTTTCGTAATGTTTCCGGCCGTGATCTGCGTCTGGCCGTTGGCCACCGTCACGACCCACAGGCCTGTGTAGCCGGAATCGGCCGCCGGCGTCGTCTGCGAGCCGGTAGTGGCCGAAACGCCAGCCTTGGCAGACAGGACAACGATGCCCTTGCGGGTCGTTGCCTGAGCCGTGCCGCTGTTGTTCGGGCCGCTCCATGCCTGCGTCGTATTGCTGGCGTTGTAGTACGGCAGCGCGGTCAGATCGGTATCGCTGTCCTGATACGTCGCCTGGATCAGGTAATTGATCGACTGGCCGGAAGTCCCTGGCGCTGGGCACGATAGGTTGGCAGCATCCATCAAGATGCCCTGCTTCAAGATCTGGTGCGTCGTGTCCGCAGCCACCGACGAGTAGGCTGTGCTGTCGACGTTCATCAGGCTGTAGATCTCGCCCGGGTTCACGTTGACCGTCAGGCCAGCCGGCGCTGTCGGTACGCAGGCCAGACCATTGACGACCGTGGCAGTGCCAAGCATGGCCGCAGCGAGCTTGGCGATGCCCATCATCGCGAATTTGTTGGTACGCAGAAGATCTGTTTCCAGCGGAATCTGGCCGGCATATACCGTGACGCGATCCATCGCGGCTCCAATAAAAAACCCGCGCATGGCGGGCTGTTTGACGTAAAAAAGCCCGCGCATGGCGGGCTTATCTATCTGTGGACTTGGTGGGTCAGTTGACCTCGAGGATTTCAACAACTGCCGCCCATTTCGTGGCTACGGCAGTATCGACACGCTGTTTTGCGGTGATCTGGAGACCAGCTCCAGTCGAACTGTTGATCGCAATGGAAACACCGGCAGCGTTGGAACTAGTTCCAAGGCCAGAGTCGACCTGTGAAAAATCTGAGGTGCATGCCCCGCCGATGAGGGTTGCTGGAGTCCCCGAGCTCAGAGAGGACGGCGCCTGCACGGCACACGTCATGACCCAGCCGGCACCTTTCAGGCTTCCGCCTCGAGCAGTCATCCGGATGCGATACAACGTGACCGCCCCAGCCGTGATCGGGATGTCAGTAGTGGTCTCGTCAACAGCGTTTGTGAGGAGGTGGGATGACGTATCTGCCCAGTATCCGTTCCAGTAGAGCATGTGATCCTGGATCACTGGATTCGAGCCCGCTGATCCACCCGCATACCCGGCTGAGGTATCGCGGTAGCCCCACAGGATCACATCGCCGGCGGCAACGGACCTCGTTTTGTAGCCTGCCGCGTTGAATGTGTAGGAATGTGTGAGCGAATAGGAATTGCCGTGACCGGTGCTGTTGTCTCCTGAGATGAGGCCGTTTTGCCCGGTAGCCAGAGCATTGGCGGCGGAGACCGTATTGCCGCGCCCGAGCGCACCAGATGCTGTGCCGCTGACGTTCTGGGACAGCCCTTGCGCAATCGCGTAGGTGGAACTCACCTTGCAGCGCTCGCATGCCAGTGCGACGGACGTGGTCCCGGTGTTCTTGCTGTAGATGCCGCCGAGCACCATGCTGCCGTTGGTGGCGCTGCCAGACACCTCACTGCCAGTGCCGAACAGGATGCCGTTGTACGCACCAGGCCCGGTCATGCGGTGGAACGACCCCAGAATGATGCCGTTGTGTCCACCAATGCCATCACGGTCGTAGATGCGCGAGTGCGCGCTGGCGATGATGTGCTGCATCAACCCAGACTGGATCGAGCCATCGTATGCACCGTGTATCGATGAATACGATGGCGCCTGACCCGTTGTCGCAATCACTGCATTCGGGTCCTCAACGATCAGGGTTTCGCCGGTCAGCAGCGCGGTGCCGGTCGTGATGCTGACAGTCCCGCCGGAAATAGCCCCATTCCACTGCGTGCCGGTGGGGCTGCCAGATGTCGTCCACACGAGCGTCGTCAGCGTACCCGCGCCGTCGGTGCCGACCTTGAACAGTCGCAGTGTTGATGGGTCGCTGTTCGCAGGGGCGTAGCTGTACGTGAACGATGAACCGGGCCCGGAAAATTCCTGGCGGTTGTGCGTGTAGCCGATCAACTGCATGTTGGTGCCGTCGCCGCCGCCGGTAATCGTGGCCGCGCTGGCAGTCGGCAGCATGTAGCTATAGGCGGTGTTCGGTTTGATATTCGCAGCCCCGGCAGCTGTCACGAACTGCAATGCGGTGACATTGAGTGCGCTCGCAACGGTCCCACCACCGTATCCGATAAGCGCAGCGCCCTTCGTGGGATCGCTGCTATTACCCAGATCAGCGGCCTGAACCTTCTGCGACAGCGCGGCATTCAGGCCAGAAGCAGTAAGCACCTGACCTGAGACAAACTGCGCATTGGTATGCGCTGAAACGCAGAAGAAAAATGCGAGAAGGAGTCGTTTCATGGGCGACCTTTACAGTAACGACGAGGAATCCAAAACGAATGTGCCGTCCAGATATGTCGGCGTTGGCGGAGGATTGCTCTGAATTGACGCCCAGACGATTGTTCCTACAGGTTTTGTGGCATCAATCGCAGCGTAGATGTCGGCATCCTGGACCGCGTTCTGGATCATTGACATCGACGCCCAGTCAGCCTGGGATGCCTGCCCGTAACCGCCGGTAGAGATGCCATAGCCGGCCACCGATGGAATTCCGGTTCCAAGCGGACGGTAGGCAATCACGAACGCCTGATATGGCATCTGCAGCGAGCCGTAGGCCCCCGCTTGGCTGTAGCCGATGTTCGGCGCGCCGTAGGCGCCCGTGTCTGCCGGGCGCGTCGGCTCGATGATTGTCGGCGTGCGGCCGGTCAGGTCTTGAAGCACCTTGATCATGCCGTTCCGCGTCGCACGCTCGCGGAACAGATTCAGGATGATCCGGCCGCGGAACGAGGCATCCGACTGGTTCGCAGCTCGCTGCAATGACGTGCCGAAAAAATCGGCGGCAATCATGTCCAGCCAACCGTCTGTCGCCGTCAGGATTCGCGTCTGCAGCTTCGCGTAGGCGTACAGGCTGTAGACGTAGGCTCCGGTGTAGGCCAAGCCCTGCAGTAGCGCGTTCAGGACTGGCGACTGGGCCGCGTCACCGAACCAGCGCGGCAGGTAGCTGCGCAACCGGCCGTAGATGTCAGATTGGTCACCCGTCATGAAACCACCACGCTGTTCCACTTGATGACCTGGAGGCTGGTGGCCGCCAGATCGGCCGCTCCGCCGTTGAGCGTCGTCCCGGTGATGTTCGTCACGCCAGGCGATGCGTCATAGGCGACCTGAGCCAGTCGTGAATAGGGCAGCGTCTGCCCCAGCTTCAGCGAGTTGATGTAGGTCTTCAGCGCGGTCACGATCAGTGCCTTTGTCGCCACCGGGTCATAGCCGGCTGCAATGGTCGCAGTCATAGCCACCGAGGCGTTCACCACCACTGGGGCGAAGACACCGAAGCTGCTGGTCAGAGGCCTCACTGCATCGATTGCGTTTGAGACTGACGACAGTAGGGTGCCGGATGGCGATCCCGTTCCATCATCGACCACGACGAAGAAGTAGCCCATCTGCGTCGCGCCGCCGTAAGCCTGGTTCTCGGTCAGCGAGTAGGTAAGGCCCTGCTGCAGGGATGTGATGGCGTAGCCGACGGCCCCCTTCGTCGCCTTGGACAGGCTGGCCACATAGGCAATGAAGCGCGCACGCAGGGCGGGATCAGTTTCCGCGTCGGCGCCATTGGTGAAGGCCGTGGCATTCGTGACCGTGTCGATGCCTGAGATGGCGCCGACGATAGTCGATACAGCGCCGCCCACGGCATTGCCAGCCGCACCGGCTGTTACCGCCTTGACTGGCACGCTGACGCTGGCGACGCCCGCAGCGATCACATAGCCGCCCAGGGTCGCGTTGTAGGCAGGATTCGTCGTATCGACCGTGACGCTGAATTGCTGCGTGCCATCAGCCGTCTGCACTACTGCTGCAGTCGGCACCACCACCTGCTGCGTGGTGGTAAAGCGCGAAAACGTCACAGTGCCAGTCGCAGCCACGGCGCCCAGACGTGTCACGCCAAAGTCGGCAACCCACGAATCCAGGTCGGCGCCAGTCGCGGTCGCCGCGCGTGTGATGGCGACCAGTTGGAGAATCAGGCCCTGGAGCCAGATCACCACTGCTGCATTGGCCTCGACGATGGCTCGCAGCACTGACCCGACAGTCAGATCGACCAACACCTTGGCATAGCCCTGGATGGTCGACACCTGATTGCGGACGAGCGTCACCCAATCCTGCGTCTGGAAGCTGGCCATGTCACTTGTTCACGTTGAATTGCAGGGTCACCGGGCGACGTGTGATCGCACTGGTGTAGAGGATGTGGACGCTGACGCCATTCGTGATGGCGGAAACATCCACCTGCGGCTCGGGAGACTGAGCAACGCCTTCTTCGAGCTTCACCTGTGACCGGACCAAGCCGCGTAGCGCCTGGATGTCGAGCGTCTGACCGATCTTCGCTGGCAAGCCCGCGCCGTAGTCCGGGTGGAAGATGTAGTCGCCAGGGTTCGTCACCAGCCGGCGGACGATGCGCTGTTGCGTGCGAAGGTCTGCGCTGGCCAGCCCGATGTCGCCGGTTGGTGACGTACCGATGTCGCCACCAACCCAGTGGTTGACGTCGTTCAGGAGTTGCTGGGTCATTGCGGAGGTCCGACTGCGCCGCCCTGCGGGTCGACGTGGATGTGTCCCTTGCCACTCTTGCCAGCCGCAATCACATCGGTATCGCCTGTGATCGTGCCGGTCGAGTGCATGTCACCTGTTACCTGCATTGCTGCACCGGTACCGCCGCTGATGGCCATGCCACCTTGCCCGGTGATTTGCTGAGTTACCTGCAGCGTGCCGCTGATCTGCACGGGCCCGGTGTGATTCCACTGCGGCGCCTGGCTCGTGAGCGTGCCGGCCGAGACCAGAGTCACCGTGCCGTCGTTGTGAAACTGCAGCTTTGAGCCCGATGCGTGTGTCAGGAAGAATTCACCGGACTTCGCGCCAGTCGGCCGCTGTTGGTCGCTGAACAGCCGGCCGCAGATGTAGCCGTTCTCGAGCTCGCCGCCGAAGAACTTGACTTCGACCTGGTCGCCCGGGCTCACAGGCGCATCAAGTCCCCACCCGGAACCGACCCATGGCGACGCCACTGGCAGCCAGCCTGTTAGTGAACGGTCCGGGAAATCCGGATCGATTGGCTCTATGCGCACGCGCGCCGAGGCCGTCCCCGGGTCATAGCTGGTGACAGTGCCCACCCTGGACTCCGCGCGACCGGCCGTCGCCAGTTGCGCGGCGAGCGCCATGTGGTTGCGGAGATGTCGCATCAGAGGGACGGCACCGATTCGGGGTTGATGTTCTTGGCCGACACGTCCATCACGTAGCCCTCGTCCAGGCTCATCGAACGGGTGATTCCGTCGACGAAATAGTCCTGATCGAACTTCGTGCCGGTGCCGCTCAAGCGGACCATGGCGATTTGGGTGAGGATGTTGTCCGCCGGCAGCCGCGCGCGCAGTTTCATCTCGTGCTGCGTGATCTCGTGGAAAATCTGTTGAGCGAGCCTCAGCGCCCCAGCTTGATCAAGACCGCCGCGCGTGACCGTGTAGAGTTGCTGACTGCCAAAAGGCGACGCCTTGCCAGGCTGCGTGCTTTTTCCCTTGCTCGGGTAATAGGCAACAAAACCCTTCTTCTGCTTGGCATTCCACGAACGCACAACCACCGTGATGCCCTTCGCCACGGTCAAGCTGCGCGATACCTTCAGTTCCTGGACGTTGGCCGATGGATTGCCGTTCTCGTCGATCATCCAACGCAGTTCATACGGCTCCGGCGGAGGCGGCGCCTTCGGTCCGAAATGCAGAACCCGCCCGATCACATAGCACGCGAACCCTTCCTGCTGCGCCAACCAGGTCAGCAAGTCCCACTCGCTGCGCTGGTCCGTCATGCTGACGTGGTCGTAGGCGTAGAAGTTGCCTACAGGCGTCGCAGTGGCCGGCCCGGATACCGTCAGACCATGATTGGCTGCAAGTTGGGCCGCTACTTGCGACGACGTCATGTTCTGATACTGGATCGTCGTCTTGGCATCGATGAACGCGGCTGTCAGATCGCGCCCGGTCAGGTGCAACAGTGTCGAGACCGGGTCGTACTCGACGTCATCCACTCGGCCGTAGATCAAGCTCTGCAGGTCGGTCTCGCTGAAATTCAGCGGGTCAGCCGGAAAGCCTGCGAGGATCTCGACAAAGACTTCCTTCTGATCCGAGAACCAAGCTGCATTGGTTGCATCTGGCAGCGCGGTTGCCGCGAAGGTCACGCGGAACGTATCCGCTTGGAAGAACGTGTTGTTGTCGACCGACCATTGCACCCACGCTGACACAATCACCGGAGCGGGATAGACGCCGTTCTGTGCTGCGGCGCCGGTGATCTTCACCATGGCGCGCGGCTGGCGCGTGGCGGGCTGTACGGGAAGATCATTCAGGCTCATGGGCAAGAAAAAGCCCCGCGCTTGGCGGGGCTACGTGCACTGCGGTGATAGTGGTTGCTACGAGTTCAGCAGGCCACCTACGGTGTCCTTCGACGGCGGGATCGTCACAGTCTGGATCCCACTGATCTGCGGATCACCTCCCAACTGCGGGTTCGCTTTCGCGATGCCGGTCCAGGCGAGCGGATCCCCGTATTCCTTGGCAGCCATGTTCATCAGGTTGCCGCCGGCGACGGTCACCTGTTTGGCGCTCTGGTAGATCGAGCCGATGTTTCCTTGGATGCGGCCCACAACCCGATCCAGTTGCACGAGAGTGGGTAGTTGCTGCGCGGCCAGAAGCTGGCTCGACAATTGGCTTACCTGCGTGCTAACCGGGTTGTTAGGCAGAATGCCGCCCAGCGTCGTCACGTTCACCAACGTGTTATTGGTGTTCGCGATCAACGTCTGCGCCTGGGTCATGAACGCAGAGATCGGCTGCAGCACGCCATTCAGCGTCGACTGCGCCGCGTTGGCGAAACTAGACACCCCCTGGATAGCGGACTGCATCGTCGTGAACAGGCCACCCAGCGTCGAATCCGTGATCGATGACATCAGGCCGGACGCCGTGCTCAGATCCGACGAGATCAGGTTGTCGACGCTCGGCAGCGATGTGCCGGCTGTCGATAGCGTCAGATCCTCGACCACCTCACAGGTGATCTGGTACGGCATCTGATACCAGCGCTGGAAGTCGGCCCGAAAGCTGCGCACCACGACCGCGAAGACCAACTCTGACCACTGCAGCACCTGAGTGGCACCGGCCGCGCGCATCGCGTCGAGTTGCCGCGCGCGGGACAGCGCCGACTGACCGAGCAGCCAGCCGGACCACTGGATGGGCGCAGTGAAACCGCCCATGGCATCTACAACTCGAGTGCCACCGACTAGGTCATGTACCGCCAGCCGCTGCTCACCGCCGAACGGAATCGATTCGGGAATCTCCTGCCGCTGGAACTGGAAACTCCCGAGTTGAAGGACGAGATCGGACATGGGTTATTTCAGCGATGGCGGCCGCAAGGACATCAGCGAATCGAATGTGCTAGGACCAGTCTGCGGCCGGCTGAGTTCGCGCGCTTGATGCAGCGTCGTGGCCTCTGCGATCACGCGGCTGTCGAGCTTGATGTCCGTCTTCACTTGGACCATCGACGGCTCTTTCTTCGCGACTGGATCGATGGGCTTTGCCTCGGCGCTGCCAGACATAGCCCGATATGGCCATGCCAGGAATGAGAGCGCGCCTTTGCTTACGTCCGCAAAGCTCTGCCCACTCGAGCTGCTTTTGACTTTCTCACTTGCGCTGGCGATCGAGCGCAGAATGCTTGCACCATCATTCAGCATCTCGGTGGCCGCCGGCAACACGTTTTTGCCGAACTCCTTTTTGAAGTCTGTCCAGGCCGCCTGGAAATCCTTCTCCGCGCCAGATGCCGTTCCTTTGGCAATATCAAGCGCTGGATCAAGTGGAACAGCTTTGCGGAACGCCTCGCCGGCGCCATGGATCACGTTTTGCTGTTGGTCGATCTTGGAGAACAGATTCCCACCAGTGCTGCCGAAGAACATCGCGTTCATCCGATCGCGCTCGGTGTCCTTGTACCCCTGACGCTCATAGAACGGCTTGATGTATTTGAAGTAGTACTCGGCCGGGTTCTGCGCGTACTCGTCAGCGTGTGCGAGCGGGTTGCCAAGGAAGCGTTTGATGCCGCCGTTGGCGTTCAACTCGACCTTGGACGGATCCCACACGCCCGCTTTCATCAACTCGTGGACCGCCTGATTCGGCAGTTTGACGATGCCGTTCATGCGGTTGTAGGCGGTGCGCATCGCAGTCGCGAAAGCCCCACCTTTGAACTCACCGATGAGCGGCTCGAGTGAGGCGATGGTATCCATGCCCATGCGCTGCACGGCCACACCACCAGTACGGTACATCTGGCGGATTTGCTCCCAGTTGACCTGACCGCCTGACGTTTGCGTCAGGCGGAAGCCGAAGTCCGCCAACTTGGCGAAGTCCTCTGGTTTCTTCGCGCCACCTTGCAACTCGACTGCACGCAGCATGGCAAGGGATTCGTGCTGGAGCTTGGCTTTGGATTCCTCCGACAGAATCGAGCTCGCTGCCATCATCTTGGCGAGGAACGGAGCCGCCATCTTGGCACCGGCCAGTGCGTTTTCCCCGCTCTCACCTGACTCGCGGAAGACGGCCTGAGCCTCGTTCATGTAGTGCATCGCCTGAATCTCAGACGTGCCATACGCGCGCATGTTGTGCGCGAACTGATATGCGCTTTTGTTCTGCGTATCGCTCAGGCCAAAGAGGCGAAAGCGCGCCTGCTCAGTCTGCAGATCCTTCGCCGAGTCGTACAGTTGCTTCCCGACGTAGATCGTGGCGCCGGCTGCGGCCAGCGGGACGAGCATGTTGCCTGCCATGCCGAGGCCAACCGCGCTCAGGCCGACGCCGCCCGGGCCGACATGGAGGTTGCCGCCATGCGGATGCCAGCCTCTCCGGGCGCCGCTTCCGCTGTGTCCGCCGGCGCCGGAATTGTTGGATGGCAACAGGCGTCCGCCGCCGCGGATACCTGCAATCGTCGCCGCCAATGTGCGTGCTTGCGCATTTGCTGCGATCAGTTCAGCCTCAAGTCCAAGCCCACCGTGTGGAAGCGCGCCACGTACAGCGAGGAGGTTGCGCTCTATCAGCGCAGATTGATCCTTGACTACCTTCAGACTGTCGCCCAACGACTTGCTGGCTGCTGCCAGGTTGCGCACGCCAACCACTTCTGTGCCCATCTTCTGCAGACGCTTGTTGACCTGCAGTCCAAGCGCATCAACCGCCTTGAAACGGGCTTCCAGCTTCACCAGCCCGGGCGTAACCAGATCGTTCAGCTTGATCGTCGTGCCGATCAGGTATGCGTCAATCATGGCAGCCTATACTGATGAATTCAGTGCAATTGGGGAGCCGGCATGCTCCGTTCGAAAATGCTTTTCCGTCTTCACGAGTGGCTGGCGGACCGAGTGCCGTTCATCCAGTACCCGAAGCCGCGCGCCTTCCCGGTTGGGGCCTCCACATGGGGGCTTGCGCGGCGTTGGCGGAACCGGCCGCCGATGCCGTGGCCGGCGGCCGTCCTCCCGCCGCCGCTGATGCTGTTCGTGCCCGGCGGCGTGTATCTGGCGATCGCCTACATCGCCTTCTTGTTCATCTACTTCCGGCGCTCGCGATAGACGGCCGTCGCCAGCCGCGCCCGGCCAGCCAAGCGAATATCGAACGCCCGATCAAACTCTCTACCCGATGCTTGCTGTGAATCGCAGCAGGCCCAAACACGGGCCGCGGCGGCTGATTCGTGGTGCCCTGATCAAACCAGACCAGATGCTGGTCATTCGATCCGATGGCGGCCGTATGGCCGTCGACGATTTTCTGGATCGACGCCTGCATGTCGCCGGTGCGGAAGCCAGGGTCGTTCTCTGAAAAGCCAAGGCGTGCGCGTTCTGCCTGCGTCGAGTCAGCCAACTCTTCCCACGCAGGGAAGGGGCCGACGGCCGGCTGGTAGTCGCCGATCATGCCCCGAGCCGTCTTCTGAATCTCTGCCGCACTCAAATCTAACGCGTGATGCATCACGGCCGGCCCTGTTTCGGCTAGCTTGGCGAGATGCGCCGCAAAGGCGCCGAAGCTGTTGAACGTCTTCATGTTCTGGACACAAACTCGCGCCGGCTGAAGTCGAATTCCTTCCCAGACTGCTGCTCGGACACGATGATCGACAGCGCGGTGCGCCAGGTGTCATCCATGGAGAACGCCACATCAAACGGAACGCCATGGCTGAATAGCCATGTGGCATCCCGAATGGCGGCGTCCCCTACGATTTTTTTACCGCTTCCTCGTTGGCCTCCCCGCCACCGAGCCCGAACTTTCCAGGCAGTTCCTTGGCGATCGCCTCCAGGCCGTCATCGTCGAGGCGCTGATACAGCGCTTCTATTTCGGTCTTGGCGCGTGGGGTGGCAATGGGCGCGCCATCGATAGCTGCCACGTACATCAGCTGCGACACGATGGCAACCCAGAGAGGGTTGCTTGACGACTCGCCCATGGCCTCGATGAAGCGGAGCTTGGCGATCGGGCCCGGCTTGCGGAGGGTGAGCGCTCGGCCCCGTGCGTCAGTAACCGTGACTTCCGAGACGGCGCTCTGCGTGAGTTGCTGGGACGGCGTCTCGGCGGTGGTGTTGATGGTGACGTCCATTACGCTACCTTCACGCGGCGCGAGGCCACGAAGTTGACGGATTGTTTGACGGTCGCATCGCCGGCGCGCGTACCCGAGTCCGCCAGGCTCATCAGCACACCGTCATAGCGGAACTGGGAAATGGCGCCATTGGCTTCGTTGATCGTCTCGTAGATCTGCGCCGGCTGCTCGTTGATGCCTGCGTAGTAATTCGCCTCGAGTTGCGCGAAGTAGTTGTCGAGTGTAGGGTCTTGGCGCTCGACGTTGAATGACCCGCTCCAGCCATCGAAAAAGCGAACATGGTCGGTGATGCCGTCAAGGCGCTTCACCTTGACGTCGTTGACGTCTTGCTGCGCCTTGAACTCGGTGATCTTGTTCGGTTGCAGGGCCCCGGTGGACGTCTGAAACACCAGCGTGTAGTCGCGCCCGACGGAATAGCCTTGGATGGGCATTGCGCTCTCCAAAAAGAAAAAGCCCCGCGCTGGGCGGGGCCTTCATGGGTTGGTGGGTGCGTTACTGGTTGCTGGTCGAGGTGCGGATCACCGTGGCCTGCGAGCCCTCCACGTTGACCAGGAACTTCTCGATCACCGAGAGGTAGACGACCTTCACGTCGGCCTGCATGTAGCCAAGCGCCACGCGGTTCATGGGGTTGTTGTTGGCGTCGATCTGAACCGAGAACGACGGGCCGCCGTTGACGGCGCCGATCATTCCCTGCTGCTCCATCGCGCTGAAGAAATTCGACAGCGTCGCAGCCGCCTGTGCGCGCGCCGTGGCCGACTGCAGTTGACCGACGTACTTGCCCATGCCAGCGTTGATCGTGCTGGCGATGTAGTTCGTCATCCGGGTGTAGTTGTCCCCGTAAGTCAGCGAGTTCGAGCTCGAGTTGTGGCCCGAGCGGCAGCCGAAGTACGAGCCACCCGGCACCGGGTTGGCGATGACGTCGATACCCGCGCCGATCAGCGACTGCAGTTCGGCGCTCGAGTACGTCTGGTTCGCCAGCGATTTCTGCGTGCCGATGACACCGTAGATCTGCTTGTTCAGCGAACTGTTTTGCGGCGACAGATTGGCCAGCAGGCCCGCGACGAATCCCTGCGGCGAGACCAGGCGGGTTAGGCCGTTGACAGTGTCGAGCCAGTACACCCAGTCCCCGAACAGCAGCTTGAATGCGTAGCTGTCGATGCCTGCGGTGCTCTTGGCGCTGGTCGCGTTGGCAATCGTGTCGCCAGCCGGGCCCACACCGATCATGTACATGCCTTCGGACAGGCCGTAGGTGACCTGCGTCGCCCAGGTCGTCGAGTCGTCGCAGTCAGCCAGCATGGCGACCGATGCGCCGCTGTTGCGCAGGGCGTACATCCCCTTGCGCGGCACCGTGTCCTGGCCGAGCAGGACCGTGCCGGAAATGGTCGTCGCACCGTCGATGCCACCGGACAGAGCCGTCGTGCCGGCGGACGGAGCGGTCACGCCAACGCCTGCGGAAGCCGTCAGGATCTGCGACGGGCCGCGTGTGACGCTGTTGCCGTTGTTGATGGCTGCGGCGATTGCCAGCCAGAGCGCATTGCCAGAGAGGCCAGCGCCGATGTTGTCGAAAACTTCCGGGGCCAAGGCCGGGGCCGCGATGGTGGTCTTCCAGGTGCCGCTCGCCGAGCCTGCGGCCAGTGTCAGGGAGACCGAGTTGCCCAGCGTTCCGGTGTACTTGGCCGTCAGTGTCAGGCAATTGGTCAGGATCGTCGCGGTCGCGGCGGCGTCGGTGCCGTCGGTCACGCGCACGCAGCGAAAGTTGTTCGCGCCCTGCTGAACCGCAACGGCCACCGCAGTGCCCATGTCGTACTTGCGGTTCTGGATCGAGCCGAACTGCCGAGCGTAGTCGGCCATGTTCGAGCAGATGGTGGGCGAGTTGGTCGGCCCCCATGTCGCGGTACCAACGACACCCAGCACGTTGGTCGGCACGCCGTTCAGCAGGGCCACCTGCGGCGGGACGATCTGGACGTAGAGGTCCGGGACGATGAGGGCGGTCGTATTGATGCTGCCCTGCTGAACGATCGGCATTCATGCCTCCGAGAAACGAAAAAACCGCCCGAAGGCGGTTCTGGAAAAGAAAAACCGCCCGAAGGCGGCTTGGATGGGTTACTTCTTCGGTTTCGGGGGCGGATCGTCCGCAACCTGCACGACGTAGGCGGCCTGTTCGCTGGCCAGCACTGCCTGCACTTCTGCCGGTTCGGTGATTTCGTCGCCATGCTGGCGGGTGCCAAACGGCACAATGACAACCAGTTTCATGCTCACTCCACGATGGTCTTGACTGCGAACTGCGCGGCCAATGACGGGCCGGCGCTGATGTTCTCGGTTGTGGCCGTAATCTGCGTCAGCGTCTGGATGGCGAACGTCGAAAACTCGACCGCATAGAGCAGATCGCGCCGGTAGATGCCCTCTTTTTGCTGACTGTCGTCCTGGCGGCTGCTCTTGTAGCGCAGCGCGGCGCTCTGGTCGGCCAGCGTCAGATGCGCGATGCCAGATAGCGCGGAATCGATCGCCGCAGCAATCGGATCGCGCTGGTCGAAACAGTTGGCCCAGACGGTAATCAGGTACGTCTGCTCCTGCCGGCGAGTCTCGCGCACCGCAACGCCTTGGCCGCCCACGCGCGGCGAGATGTACTTCGCTACCGGGATGGTCACGACCGCACCGGCCGCTGTGGCCGTTTGGTCAGCATTCACCAGCGCCGCGAGCGCCGCGGCAATGCTCGCTGGCGTGTCGCCGGCCTGCACTGCATAGACGTATGATTTGCCGTCGACCACCAGAGCCGCGTTTTGTGGCGTGCTGACCGTGCCGCCGACCGTGATGGTCTGGCCGGAAAGCGTCAGCGTCACGGTGTTGACGGGTGCCGTCGGCGTAGACCAGTCGGACATGGCCGTATCGACGATGCGCAGCATATTAGGCTGCGGAAACACCGACACGTGCGCCTTGTTGGCGGCAAGGTCGGCACGCAGCTGCACCGAATCAGGCCAGCCGCTGTACACCAGCACTGGCACACCTGAGATGGATGGTTGACTCGTCCCATTCGGGTACGCGATCCCGGCAATCACCGTCACCAGCGCGCTCGAAACGTCGGAAATGTCAGCCATTTACGGGTGTGCCTCGCTGGCGTTGAGCTTCCAGCCTTGGTCGGTACGCTGCGCGCCGCCCACCTGGAACCGACGCGCCATGTCGTCGATGACGATGTCGCCAGCGCCAAGCGTGATCGGCACGCTCGCCGGCAGCAGGATCACGTAGCCCTGTTCATCCGACGACGTCGGCAGCACGTCATGCTTGCGCGTGCGGCCGCCGAACAGGATCGACGCCGGCCAGCCTGGACCGCCTTTCGTGCCCAGCACGTATGTGTCTTCGGTGGCGCACCGGCCCGAGTAGCCCACGGCTCCCACGCCAGATGGCGCCGTTACGCGCGTGACCCAGACTTGGGCGTTGCACTCCACCGTCAGGATCGGCAACTCGTCCTGCATCCCGGCGATGAAATGCCGGCTCGTACCACGTTGCAGGTAGTCGCCAATCTGCGTCTGGCGCCCATCGATCAGGCAGTACCAAAACGGCTTGTCCGGAAGGTTCGGCTTCGTGTACGTCCAGTCCTGGGCATTGAACGAGGCGTTCAGGCTCGCGACCTTGTTGGTCAGCGGGTTAGTGGCGGCAGCCGGCCGGTAGACGTCGTAGACGTAGCCGATGCGCAGCGCTGCCTTGGCGTAGCCGGCGTAGATCTTGGCCTGCAGCTTGGCTGCGTTCATCTGGTTTCCCTCAATCGAGCGTCAGCGCGTCGATGCCGTTCCCGCAATCGCTCTGGAAGTGGCACGCCACCGACACCGCCTCGATCGCCGTGCAGCCGAGGTGCATTGCAGCCTCTGCGAAGTCGCGGCCAGAGCCGAAGGCGGCTTTCTCAGACTCGATCGGCATCGGAAACGGACCGGTGCTGTAGAGCCACACGCCAGCGGTACCAACGACGATCAATGACGCCAGGTCTTCGCGAGCCTTCGCGGGGAAATCAGACGGTGCAGCGCCAGCCTTGAACCATTCGCGCAACTCTGCCGCGACATCCCAGTCGCCAGTCATGGCGAGCAGCAGATCCTCGTGTCGCTGGATCTTGGTGACGGCGCGCGCCAGCCCGATAGACGTGGCGCGCTTGTCGGCCGCTAGCGTCTTGCCGTCCCACGCAATCACGGTCATGTCAGGCCCTTCCGATGCTGATCCCGCCATTGCCAAGGATCGGACCAGGCGCGAAGCCGATGAACTCGCATAGCCGACGTCGCCACGAGTCGAAAAGGCGGTCTCGATCGCGCTGCTCGTTGGCGTTGTGCCGCCACACTGCCGCCTGCTCGGTGTCCAAGTTGTCGCTTGCCGTCGGGATAGCCGACTCGAGCGTGTTGAGGTTCGTCAGGTAGGTGTTGATCAACACCGCCTCCTCGCTCGCGGACAGCGTCGTCAATCGCTGATGCAGCGACATGACCACCATGCCGAAGTGACCGTAGACGATGTCCTGGTCATTCGTGATCGGCATCGTCGTGCCGGCCAACGGATAGCCCATGAAGCGCCGCACATCGGTCAGTTGGGCATCAGTGAGCATGCTTTAGGCCTTGTTTGCTTCGTCCAGCAGCGCTTGCAGGTCCGCCTTCTTGGCGCCCTCCTGGATTTCGATGCCCTTCTCGGTAAGCGCGGCCTTAAGATCGGCGACGCTCAGCGCCTTGCCCGCCTTCTTGGCGCCTTCCTCTTCGAAAAGCTCATGCTCTTTCGACAGATCGGTCTCGTTGATGACGATGTAGCCCAGCGGGTTCTCGTCGGTGACAGGCGAGACGATCTTCACGGTTTTCAGTTCCATGTCTTCTCCATTGAGGGAGAGCAGCCCCGAAGAGCCGCCCTTCACGTCACCGCTCAGCCGAGCAGCGTGGCGATGTGGTTTTGCTTGATCGCCTGAGTGCCCCACGCCAGACGCACGTGGTAGACCAACTGCAGGAATTGGCGGTACACGGCGACGTCGAACACGATGCCGGTCACCGGATCGGTAACCTGGATGACGTCGTCGGCCATATCCATCGCCTTCCCGTCCGGGCCGACGGGCATCTTCGGCGACCGCGTGATCAGTTGGATGGCCGACTTGCTGAACGCGAGGTTCGACGTTGCGGTGGCGCCCACGGTAACGGCGGTGGCCGAACCCGAGATGGCCTGCAGCAGACCAGGCGCAGCAAGCGTGATCTGTCCCGGTGCCGAAACGCCCGTGGCGACCACGTACTTGTTGGCGTCACCAGCGAACGTGACCGTATCGCCGGCCAGCACAGTGCCCGTGCCAGTGATCAGGTTGATCTGGGTTGCGCCGACGGCATAGCCGGCCGTGTCGGTCGTGTAACTGGCGCCAGTGCCTTTCGTGACCGGCTTGATGGCCGCCGAATTGCGGATGGCCATGCCTTCCAACTCGCCGATCATGCCGCGACGCAGCAGTTCATCGGTTCCTGCTTCGTTCACCTTGAACAGCACGTTCTGCTTGCCGCGGAGATTGGCGATGGCGGACGAGCCGAGCGCCAGTTGCAGGTCGGTCTGCGGCGCGCCGTTGTCGTCGAGAATCTTGCGAACCTGTGCGATGTCCGACAGATCGCCAGCGGTACCAAACGGCGCGGTGCCAGCGGTGCCATATGCGCGCGATGCGTTCTGGTATGCCGTGGTTGCCAGATCCACCTCGATCGCATTGCCCAGGGTGCGGAACGCTTGTGCAAACTGGTTCATCAGAACGCCGCCGTACGTACCGGCGTTCTTCATGCCCGTTTGCTCTTCACCGTTCCAGCGAATCGGCACGTGCTTCGATTTGCTGATGGTCATCGACACATTGCCGACGTTCGAATCGCCGGTGTTCGGGGCGGTCACGGCCGGCGTGTTGTCAGCCATCGTGCCCGGCGGAGCGATCGGGATCGTGATCACCTCGTTGAGCGCAGCACGTTCTGCGGTGCTGTTCCGAGATACCGCCGGGATCATGCCGACCAGTTCGCGCGAGACGACGTCCAGCGCCTCGTACAGGGTGGGGATGAGGCCGGTCAGCGTGTTTGCGCCAGCGATCATGCCGCCATGCAGCGGTCGCTGGACAGCCTCCACCAGCACCTCATACAGACGGGCTGCGACCTTGGCCATGGTGGCCATGGGGTAGATCGTCACGATCGTGGCGATGGCCGCGAGCGTCAGCACGCGGATCTTGGAGATGAAGCTTTTCATGTGGGCAGACCCTCAAATGAAAAAGGCCACCCGGAGGTGGCCTCTATTTCGATGGATGGATTGTCAGTCCGTGATGGTTACGTTCGGGTCCCGCGCCGCCTTGGATTGCTCGGCCGGCGAGAGGCCGTCGAACTGAGCACGCGAGATCGAGCGTTTCCCGTTGCCACCACCATTGCCGCCGCTTGCGCCGCCCCCACTTGCCCCGGAACCCTTCAGAATGCTGTCCCGCTGCGGATGGGCGTCGATGAGGATCGACAGTGCTTCTTCGAAATTGGCCGGCTCACCGTGGCGCGTGGTGCTGAACAGCGGGTTGCCGTTCCCATCCTTGGCCACGATCTTGCCGTCCTCGATCGTGAAGTTTTTGCCGAATGAGGCTTGAACGAAATCCGCCGGAATCGCAACCTTCTCGGCAATGAACTTCGAACGCGCGAACGCGCCGCCGATCTTTTCGTCGAAAAGGGCCGTCTTGAGCGAATCTCGCTCTTTGACGACGGGCTCGAACTCGGCGCGCACGGATGCGATCGCCTGGTCCTTCACCTTCTGGACTTCGCCGGCGTCCACCAGTTTCTTGTCGTTCAGGTTCTTGACCGTATCGAGCGCCGCGATGGCGGCCGCCGGGTCGGTGATGCCCTCGAATGTCTTCAGGGTGCCTTCGGCCTTCTCAGCGCGCTCGCGGTGGCTTTTTGCCTCGCCATTGAGCCGGGAAATCGTCGCGACCGTGGAGTCACCGTCGAAGGGCGTTTCAGCACCCCCGGCATTGATGAACACGGGCAACTTCTGACCGTTGACTTCCTGTAGAGCGATATGACCGTCAGCGTCGTACTTGAATGGCATGGTGGCTTACTCCGGGCATCCGCCCTGTGTTCCTGTGCGGCATCCGCCGCGATCGTCCTCTGGCGTCCGCCGTCTGGACACGAAAAAGGCCGCAGTGGTTAGCTGCGGCCTCGGTTAATCGGTGCGGCGCGTGGCCGCTCAATCGTTGATCTGTGCTGCCCCAGGCTTGGGACGGTTCAATTTGATGCGTTCTTGCTCGGCCGGCCAATCCAGCTCAGGGCTGACGACTCCGCGGCGCTGCGTCTCGTTGAACAGGGTTTCGTCCGACAGCGTGCCGTCGACGTTCATGTCGCGCAGCAGCTCGAGGGACGCCTCAGCTAGAGAGGCGACGCCGAAGTCTTGGAAAATCTGGACGTGGCCGCCCTCTGCCTCACCAACCCATTCAGCCGCAAGCTGCAGCGCGCTATCCAAACTGTCTTCCAGGCCCTGAACAATCCGCTGCAAGGCGCACGTGCCGGGCTCGTTGTCCGACCGCGTCTGTGTGACGCTGGTATTGCCAGGCTTGATCACCAGCAGTTCAGCGCCGATCTGGCGCATGCGGTCCTCAAGATCGAGCAGCGACAGCCGCCCAGATTCGATCGCTGCACCAGTGTGCTCGACATAGCGCAGATCGCCGTCGGCTTCTTCGCATTTCACGGCAGCGGCACCGCCGACCGTGATTTTGTTGTCACCGAGCATCTTGGCGAACAGGATCGGCACCCGCGCCACGTGCAGAATCGTCTGCTGATCGCTCTTCGACTGCCAGTGCTCCACATTCATGTGGGCCAACTCAGCGAGGGGGGACACGCCAGTCATGTAGCCAGTGCGCTTGCCGTAGAACGGCACGAACGGGATGCGGGGCAGGCTGACTTTGCCGTCTTCGTGGAAGATCCATTCGTCCTTCTCAGCAGACTTGCGCCAGATCTCCCATTTGCCAGGGGTGAGCACGCGCACCTGCTCGATGGTCTTCTCGCCAAATGCGCCGTCTTCCTCGACCACCGTTTCCAGCAAGCGCAACTGCGTGAGCGTTTCCACACCATTGATGCGTTTCGACCGCCATCCGAGGATGTTGCCGGCGAGGATCTGCACGAAGTAGGGACGAACGCCGGCCGTCACCTCTTCCGCGCGCGTCCGATACCGCTGGCGACCGCGCTTGTCGGTGGTCTGCGGGAAATCGACCAGGATTCCGCCCAGCCCACGCGCCAGCGCCTCCATGCAGAGGCTGTCGGCGAAGCTGTGCAGGTTCCGGCCCTGCAGGTCGATGTCTTCGGACCATTCGACGAGCCTGGGCGGCACATCATCACCCATTGTTATGGGCTTGGCGAACGGCTTGCCAGTCAGCACATCCACGGTACGCGAAAACGCAGGGAACAGCGTTGCAGTGGCAACACGCGCTTTGTAGGCGTCGTCCAACTCGTTCGGCCACTGCGGCAAATATATCTTGCCGCCCTTGCGCATGGCCGAAGTGCCCCCCATGAGGGCATCGATCAGCGGCCAGTCTTCGGCCATGGCGGACACGGCCTTAGATGGGGTGCGGACGTCGCTCATGCGGGGGTTTCAGTTACGCGGCCAGCGGCTCGACGGTTGTTTCGGATTTCTTGGCGCTGCACTTGTAGCGAATCACGTCTGCGCAGTGGTCTTCGGCGGACGTATCAACATCGTCAGTGTCGCGCGAATCGCGGGGCAGTACCGGCAAAGTCCGGATGATGTGCGTGCAGTTGCTGAACACGTAGAAGCCGGGCAATTCACGGTCGCGCGCCTGCTTCAGCAGCTTGCGGATCATTTCCCAGCCATTCCGGCGGCTGCCAGGCGACTTATCTGCCTTGCTCCACTTGACGCGCTCTTTCAGCATGTCATCAGCGATGCACATGCCGTTTTGCGTGTCGAAGATCGACGTGTCGGCGGGGCCCGGCCGCACCTGGTAGGGCATTTCCTTCTCGCGCTTGACGATCTCGCGCGCGATGTCGACGGCCAACATCTTGCAACCCTCGTTGGGCTTGCCGTTCCAGCCGTACCACTCGGCGATCGCGAATATTGATCCGCGCGGGAAGTGGCGTTGCGATCCGTCAAGCATCGTCGCCGCAGTTCCATCGCTTTCGGCGAACCACACGACCGAGAAGGGCTTGCTGCTGCCCCAGTCGAAGCCGCGGTCGATGCGCCACGACGACGGAATAGCGAACGGCGCCAGCACATGTGTGCTCCGGTGCCACAGATCGTCGAACATGCCGCCGGCAACGATGTCCCAGTCGCCGTCCTTCATCGCGCGGACCAACTCGGGGTTGCCCAAGCCCTCCAGCGTGTCGGCATAGTCCGGGTCGGACTCAGCCATCGACGGATTGTCGTCCAGGCGCGCCGGGATGTACTGGCGCCGCTTGCCGCCCTCTTTCGGCGGCATCTGCGTGATCGCCTTCGGTGGCGCGATGTCGATAAACGATGCCTTGACCCAATTGTGCCCGACGCCGCCAGGGTTCGAGCCGCACACGATGCGCGGGAACAGACCGCGATAGCGCTCGGGAATTTTCAAGCCACCCAAGCGGCAGCGGCCGCGCAGGTAACGGTAAATCTTCTCGGTGAAGTGCGTCAGCTCATCAATCAGCAGCACATGAATCTGCGCGCCCTGGTACTTGATGACGTCCTTCTCGTACTGGCAATGGCAAAGATGGATCTTCGAGCCGTTCCAGAACTCGATGAAATTCTTCGACCAGTTGATCTTCACGTGCCCGCTTTCGAGCCAGTCAGCGAGCAGCGCCGGAAAGCCAGAATGGCCTTCCATGTGGTTCTTGTGCAGGTCGTCAGACAGGCGCCGGAATATGTAGACCTGCAAGCCAGGGATGTCGACGCACCAGGCAATCGACGCCACCCGCATCAGGTGGGATTTGCCGCCGCCGGCCGCGCCGCCATAGAGCAGTTCGGTCGCGTCAGTTAGAAACGCCTCCGTCTGGCGCTCGTGTAGGCAAAGTTCCATTGAGCACCAACCTCAGTTCCGGCGTCTTCACCTCGCCCGAATGCTCCAATCGATGCTTGTTCGTGAAAGTGCCGCCAGCTTCCTTGGCCGCCTGCTCCAAAAGTTGGCTGACCATCGAGACGTTGCCCTGCTTTTCAGCTTTCACCAGCAGTCGGTTCAGCACCCGCAGGCGGTAGGCCTGATTTGCGATCGGGATCGACCCCGTCTCGGCCAGGAACTGCTTCCGGGTCTCCTCGAAGAGCGCTCGCCACTTCTTACCGAGCGCCGCACCGATCTTCTTGCCCGGGTCGTACAACTCGCACTGCTGGCGGGTGACAACCAGGCCGAATTGCTCCTTGACTGCCTCCGCAACCTGGGAAGGCGTATCGAAGCAGGCCAACGCCTGCACGATGAACGCTTTCACGTCATCAGTGAGCGTTGCCATAATGTGAAATCTCGTCTATGTGATGTCTAGCCTATGCGGCGCGCGCCAGACAGGTGCCACAAGCCATGGAGACGTTCAGCGCCCGCACCTGCGGAGTGCTGTTTGCGGCACTCACAAGCTGAGCCAATGCCCCATTCGGATCGCCCACCCCGTAGCGCCTCACAACGCCGATGAACTCCTCCACATCATGCGAACGCAAGAACAACTTCGGCAAGCCGTCCCGGGTGAATGCGGGTGCGCCGAAGTCACCCTTCTCTTGGCCGATGTGGTAAAGCTCGTGCTCCACCAGTGCGCAGAACTCGGCGTCTGAGCAGTTGGCGCAGTACTCTGCGTCCAGCGTGATGAGCCAGTCCGGTACGCGGCCGAACCATTCCTTCAGCTGCTGCTCCTGGCGCCCACGCTGCCAGCGCCCCACACGGAACGCGACCTCTTCGGTCTGGCCCAACACGTGGCGCCCCTGCTTCTCGTACCGCTCGGCTGCCCAGAGGAAAGCCACATCGGCATGCAGCAGATGGACGTGCTCCTCGTTGTGGAGTGGCCCTTCCTCGATGATCTGCGACTGCACCCATCCAGCCAGGTCTTTGGCTGGCGCGTAGTGGTGAATCCAGTTCTCGGGGGCGAGCAGGAAATCAGGCGGTCTCGGGCGCATCGCTTCCGTCATGACAAAAGACCGCGCCCGCCGGCCGAAGCCAAGCGGGCGCTAAGGCTGCCTTTCGGGCAGCGGAGGAGACGACATGGAAATGGTTGCGGGAGGAGGAATCGAACCACCTACCCTCGGGTTATGAGCCCGGCGCTCTACCAGTGAGCTATCCCGCACTAAAAATCATCTTGACAAACACGAACAATGTTCGTATTATTTAGTTCATGGATGCAGCGCATCCACACCAGCGAGGAGAACCGAAATGAGCAACTTCGCCGATGTCATCGCCGCAATCAAGACTGCTGAAGCCGTTGCCTACCAATCCGATGATGGTTACGGTACCGTTCGCATTACCGACTACAACGGCGGCCGTACCCTGACTGTCGTATGGAACCTGAACCCGATTCCGGGCATTCAAATCTCTGGCCCGAAGCCCCTCAAGTTCGTCGTTTTCGACTGGACCAACTACAACACCGAAAAACTCCCGCGCGACGTCACTGCCGAATTCTCGGGCCGTCGTTGAAACACCAATCCCCAGATGGGGATGACATGTACGCAATCTACACGGACGCAGGAATCCTGGCAGTAGCCCCCACTGTGGAGGCAGCGATCGAACGGGCCAGGTGCGAGCATGGGCTAAAAGCCGCTCTTGTGGCTCAGAACACGAGCTGCATCTACCATGGCGGGATCGTTGATTTGACCACTGCATGGCGAATCTCTGCCGATTCAGAGCGAGCCGGAGATTCGGAGACGAAATTGCGCCGCTGCTCGGCGCGCTTGGCGGCAGCAGTAGAGGCTGGGCGACTTCCCGTGTTCGCTGTGATGGCGCATGGCGAGTTAGATCTAATCGAGGATGCCTGACATGGAATCCCCCACTCCTCAAGAAATTGTGTCTGAGCGCCAGCGCGCGGACCTGACCCAATCTGCCGCCGCCGCCCTCCTGTACAAAACCACCCGCGTCTGGCAGATGTGGGAGGCCGGCGACCGGCGCATGGACCCAGCTCTCTGGGAGCTATTCCAAATGAAAATCAACCGTTCCGTGAATTGATGGGCCGGGGCTGAACCCCGGCTCAGGTGTACGTGTGTTTCGTCTGCGCGCAGATATAGCGCCCCATCTTCGGGCGCTCGCCACGTTGCGCGTCAGCCCGAGCATTCCCTCAGCGATACAGACAAGCCGTCGGCGGCGCTGCGCCCGATTGCCCCGCCATGCGGGCACTCTTCTGTATCGCTGAGGCGGCTGAGATCAGCCGTCATTGTTGGGCCACCTGGCGTGCAGCCAGAGCCCCACCGCAGATAGATCACGGTCAGTCCAAGTCCTTGGTGAAGAGCGCCTCGGCGCGCTGCCGTGCGAGGGAGAAGCGGGCCAGTTGGCGCGCTTCCTCCCGCTTCTTGGCCGCTGCCTGTTCCTCCTGCTTCCGCTCGAGCACGAGCATCGGATCGCGGTAGCAATGCGACGGCAAAGCAGCGGTTGGCAACGTCATGGCGGCAGAAATGCAAAAAACCCGCTCAGTGGCGGGCTTTGATGCTGCGTTCCGGGTGGAGACACGCATCCCTCCTATGGGATGCTATGTCTCGGTATGAACCGGTAACGCCGCGATGGGCAATCAGTACTCTGGTGCGGAGCATAGTACACGCGCGCGAAGTTTACAACCCCCATTCCTCACCAGGATGCGCGTCAATCCTTGAAAGGCCAGTTGCTGAAATTCTGGCGCGGAGGCAATTTCTTCGGGATTTCTGGCAGCGACTGCGCGCGATGCGCGATCTTCCCCGTCATCTGCAAAATCACGTAGTCGGTTTGGCGCACGATCTCCTTCGAGTCAACCGGCTGTTCCAGCAGAACAACCATCGCGCCTTGCACCCATTTGGTTTCATAGACGTTCATGCCATCACCCCGCTCGATATGCGCTTCACAGCCGCCGCCATCTCGGTGCGCGCTACCTCGCTGTCGATGACATGTGCGGCAATCAGGTGCGCCTTAGCCAGCCGCACTTTCCAATGCTTCAGCGTGTGCGGCGATGCGCCGTACTTGCGCACCAGAATCCGACACACCATCTCGGGCGGCATCCGGTGAACGTAGTGGTACTGCAGCAGACGTTTGGCGATGGGATCGGAAATCTTCTGCCAGGCGCTCTCGACCAACCAACCATCGGCAACATCGCGCGGCACAGATGCCTCATGGATCGAACCCTTCTCCGCATCCCGCAACGCGGTGGCCAGTTTCGCCCAGGACGCGCAGCACTGCGGCTGCCAGCGCGGATCGCGCACTACCATTCCCCAGTTTTCCAGACGCTGCTCAATTCCCATCTATGCGACCTCCAGAAGGCCACGCTCCAAGAGCGCGATGTGAGTGGCGGTGATCCAGCGGAACGTCAGTTCGCGCCGGTCGGATTTGGTCAGGCCCTTCCCTTGGTCGAACTCGGCATGGCACTTGGTGCAGAGCGCCATGGTCGCGGCGTCAGTTGCCTTGATGCCCATGCCCTTGCCGTGTTCCTGCAGATTCGAGTGAGCCGCCTGGGTGGCGCCATGCCGACCGCAGTTCACGCATGGGATGCTGGCCACAGCGCGTCGGAGTTTTTCGCTGCGATAGGTCATCGCTCGAACTCCGCCAGGACAGCCTCGATTGCTGCGTCGGCCTGCATCGCCGGAAGCGCCGGCCAGAGGTATTTCTGCGCGTGCGGCGTGCGCAGAAACGCGACGACAGCATCATGGAACTCGCGCATCTCGCCGTCCTCCAGCTTCGAGTAGGCAATCGACCGTGGCACTGGAACGACCCCACCCCGAACCCCTGGCATCCAGTCCACATGACCGGCCCCGAGTTTTAGCCACAGGCGAAATTGAGGAAAATCTGCGATCCTCTCTTGCGACTCAAACACTCGTTGCTCGAGTGCCATGTGCCGACGATGAAAAGGTCCGCTGCGCGCCTTGTGCGTGACAATCTCGACCATCTCGCCAGGCTCCAGGTTGAAGAGCCCATTCACGAAGCGGCGCCACTGCTTCTTGCCTTTCTCTCCCAACCCGTCGATGGCCCCAAAAAGAACGCGGCGGGCGGCCTCACGGTCTGGCTGCGGGATCTCGGCTGACGGCATGCGTACCAATGTGATCTCGCTCACGCAGCCTCCTGCGGCAGGTCAATTTTCTCGGCCGCCACGTCGAGCGCGCGGCGGATGTTGTCGAGTTGGCGCTCCAGGCGCTCAATCTCGTCGTCACGGTCGAGCCGGCGGCGAAGTTCATGGAACCGGCGGACGATCAGGTGCGTGCTGGCCGTCGCGGGCAGGCCCAGCGCAGCGACAAACTCGCCACGCGCGGCGTTGATCTCGGCAATGTCCTCCTCGATGCGCGCGCGGGCCTTCGCCATCTGCTCCTGGTAGAGCTTGTGCGCATCCTCGGCCGCGTCCTTCAGCAATGCCGTGTCGCGCTCAAACCGGTCTTCGGCGCAGCGCCGAGAGCGCAGCAGATCGGCAACGGCATCGCCGAATTTCTCCCGGATGCGCTTCTCCAGCGACCACTCGTTGACGCCGCGTGCGATGCGCTCACTCGATGCGCGCTTGCCACCGTCGATCACCAGCTTGATCCAGGCGTCGCGCGGCAGGTTGCCGATCGGGCTCATGGTCGGCCCCTTCACCGTGCGCCATCCGCCCTCCCCGCGCACCATCAGCCCGCACCCAGCCGGGATGTCGCCTTTCGACACCAAGCCCTGCGGCACGCAGAATATGACGCCCGCGGCGAATTGCAGGTAGGACGACCACTTGCCGGCCGTGACGTCGCGGCGGAAATCAGCCACGCTGATCTTGCATTCGTAGGCCACCGGCATGAAACGCGAGTAGCTGCACGGCACCGTGTACACGTCCGGGCGCGGCGAGCCGGCTGGGCCGAGTTGCATATCGGTCCATACCAAGCGATCACTAGCGCCGCGCAGATGCTCGGCAAGATCGTCTGCGAGCTGGTCATGGGTCCATTTCATGAGCGCCCCTCAATGTCCGCAAGGCAACTTCTGGTTCTTGTGCCCCTTGGCGCCGCAAGAGAGGCAGGTCATGGGCAGCGGGATCTCGACGGAGAAGTAGCGCAACGGCTTCGGCGTGCGGAAAGTGACGCGACCCATCTCCATGCGCTCGACGACAACTCCGTCAGGAAGTCCGATTTCGTACGGAAGCCCCGTACCCGTTTCTGCGTCCATCACACGATCCCCTTTTTCCTCAACCACTCAACCCGCGCATCCGCGACCTGTTCGATCGCCGCGACGAATTTTCCGCACTGCTTCTTCAACATCGCCTTGTAGCGAACCGACGGCAGCACCTCCTCGGAACACTTCCCGTGGCCCATCAGAGCTGCCGCTGGATCCTGCTGCAGCGAGAAGTTGCCGCAATCCACGCATCGGATGTCTTTCATGCATTCCCCCGCGGGGCTACCAGACGAAGGGCGTCGTTCGCTGCCAGCTTGGAAGCAGGGGTCACCATCAGCAGCGGCGTCGAAGTGCCGCCCTCCAGCACCGCGCGCGCTTTCTTGACATCGCCAAGCAGCATCGGCGGCTCAATCTCGAAGCCGGCGCGCGCGTTCGACGCCTCGGCGGTTCCGATCAGGTGCGGCGGATAATCCGGCGTCTCGCTGCGCATCCGGTAGCCGCGATAGCGGTTCACGAACTCGTTGCGCACGAACGGCCATTCGCTTTCCGCCTGGCCGCCGATATGCACCCAGCCGCCCATCTCGGTAACGACGCGGTGGATGAGCGCATCGTCGAAAACGACCGAGCGATACGTGCCGACCGTGCGCACCGCGCGATCCACTTTGGCCCAGGCCACCAGTGCAGCGTCTTGCGTCGAGCCCTGCAGCATCCGCACGATGTCCGCTGGCTTCGGCAGGAACTGGCCCGAATCCGGGTTCACGCAGTGGCGGTTGAACGCGTCCGAGACGGCGGCGAAGTCGAACGGCTTCATCGCCTCCCACCACACGCGGCCGGCAAACACCGAGTAGTCTTGGCGGTAGAACGCGTAGACGTTGCCCACCAGCGCGGCGAATTGCTTGGAATCCTGCGGCGTCATTGCGCGGCCCCTTCGATTTCGGCGGCAACCTGAGCCGCGATGTCACGGTTGGCTTGCTCGCGAGCGTCCTGGCGGTTCTGGGGCTTGCGCTCACCGGCCACGGTCTGGCACACGGCCTTGAGGAACGAGACGGGATCAACTGGGCGCTCAACCACCGCGCGGCGGACTGCCTCGACCACGATCTCGGCGTCGTAGTCCTTGACCAGCTTGCCGACGAACGCTCCGCACTGGGCGCGCGGCATTCCGCCCTGCTCCAGCAACGACTTGCCAGCAGACCAAAGCTCGTCCTTGGTCATCCGCTCGGCAGTCTTCGGCGGCTCGCCGCCCGCTCCGCTAGGAGCGGAATGGTTTTCTGAAGATGAAGAAGAAGATGAAGGGGTTGAGGTCGCCTTAGACTTCGCCTTAAGGCGAATGTCAAGGAGAGACAAACCATCTGAGCCAATCAAGAACCACTCGCCGCCAAGGTGGTTTTCTGAAAATGCTGCATGCATCTCTGCCTCGACGGCACCCATGTCCTCAACCAAGTATTTGCCGATGATGTCGATTTGATCGCCCTTGAATTGCTGGCGAATCTTGTAGACACGTTTGGCGGGGTCAGTGCTGATGCCGATCTTCACGGCGGTATCGGATTGGCGGCGCGCCACATACACGAAGCCAGGCTGGTTGTAGCCGCCAACTAGGTCAGGGTTACCACCTTTCTTGCCGCCCTCGGCGCGCGCGTTACGCAACTGCTCATCCCGAACCATGCGGCGCGAGCAGATGCAACCGTCGTCTGTGCGCGAAGGCACGCCCGCGTCGAACAACTCGTCGAGCAGACGGCCGTATTCCTTCTCAGTGATGCCAACCAGGCGCGCGATCTGGCTCGGCTTCATGGGCTTGCCATTGACGGACAGATGGCCGTACGGCTCGCACTCATGCATGAGACACAGCATTTCGTGCCACAGGCCGCGCGCGAGTAGTGAGCAGCCCTGCAACGCGGTGTCCTTACGCCAATCTGCCGGGTAGAACTGAAAAGCAGGCCTCTTCGCCATTACGCAGCAGCGTCCGAAAACAGATCTTGAGAAACTGCGGCGCTTGCCAGGCGCAGATTTGCCGCGGCTTGGTCGTAGTAGCTCTTCTTCAGCTCGACGCCGACGAATCGGCGCCCGAGCTCAAGAGATACGACACCCTCAGAACCAATGCCCATGAACGGCGAAAGCACGATGTCATCCGGATTCGTCCAGAGCATCACGCCGCGGCGAATCACTTCGAGCTGCAGCGGGCAGATGTGGCGCTCGTCGTCGTGCTCACGGGCACTGCGGTACTGAAGAGTGTCGGACGGGTTGATGTCCATCCAGACCGGACTGGCAACCTTCTGCCACAGGTCAACCGGATAGTCCTTGGCATCATGGGTGACACGCTCGCACTCGCCAGGCGCACGGATCGTGATCAGGTAATCGGGGATGCCCTGCCGGCACATGGCTGCGTTCTCGCGCACCGACTTGTGCAGCAGGCCCAGCGCCTTCGTGCGCTGCATGGCGGTCACGGGGTCTTTCCAGATCGTGACCTTCGAGTGGAAAATGAAGCCGTGCCGCTGGAACGCTCGCAGGAGGTCACCACCGAAATCCTTCAGCCCGATATAACCGTCACGTTCCTTGCTGGCCGGCATATCCATGCAGTGGAATGATACGTCCCGCCCAGGCTTCATGACGCGGCGCAATTGCGCGATCAGATAGTCGAAGTGATCGAAGAACTCCACGTCGGTGCGGCAATTTCCCATGTCCCGAGGGCTGTTGCTGTAGGTGTACAGCGAAGCAAACGGAGGCGAGAAGATGCTGTACCCGACGCAGGCATCGGGCAGATCAGCCAGAGCCTCCACGCAGTCGCCATGGATCGCGGTATAGCGATCCGTCATCACTTGGTCGATGCAGCTCATGCTGTCCTCAGGAAATTGGGCACGTTGACGGCGTGGCCGGCATCATGCGAATTGGTCTGGCGACGCAGGCCGGTGACTTCAGTCATCACGGCATCCCGCGTTTCCGCGCTCAAAGCCTCGGCCATTTGCGCAGCCTCACGCTCTTTTCGCTTGAGGTTCGCCACCACTGCGCCCTCAGCCTTCGATGCGAAGATATGGACGTGGCAGTCGCGCTTCTGTCCGAAACGCCAGATGCGGCGAACGGCCTGGTAGTAGGCCTCGTAGGAATCGGTCACACCCACAAACGCCATGCGGGCCGCATGCTGCCAGTTCAAGCCATGACCAGCGATCGATGGCTTCGTGACGATCACCCGTGCTTTGCCTTCGGAGAAGGCGCGCAGGCGGTCCTCTTTCTCCTCCAGATCCATCGAGCCGCGAACCTCCATGGCACCCTCAATCGAACGTGTGAGCGCGTCGCTCTCATCGTTGAGATCGCACCAGATGATCCATGGCTGACCAGGCTCGGCACTGACACGCTTGGCGCACTCGCGCACGCGGTCTTCCATGCTGGTGCGACGGGCCTCTCGGCGCTCGGAAAGCGTCTTGGCCTCCAGAGCGAAGAGCATCCCGTTGGTGGGCATTTCAACCTCTACGTGGTGCTCATGAAGGTGAAGCGCCGGCAGCAAATAGGCGGAGTCATCGAACCCAAGATCGGAAGGCCGACGAACCATCGCCCCCCAGGTAGCAACCCAACGCCAGAACTGCTGGCGAGCATGCCCTTTCAATCGCCACACAGACGTGTCACCACCGTCGTGCGTGAAGTACTCGGCAAGCATCTCCTGGCGGGTGCAGATGCCGAGAAACTCAGCGTGCGTGCCAAGCTCGGTCCAGTCGTTCGGGGCAGGCGTAGCGCTTTCCGGTAGCTTGAATTCGGTTTCCGCGAACGCCTCAGTCAGAGCGCGGAAAGTCTTGGCATCGTGATGCTTGATGCAAGAGGATTCGCCGAGCACTACCCCAGCGAAGTCGGTTGGGTTGAAGCGGTGTAGCCTCTCGTAGTTCGTGACGTTGATTCCCTCACGAACATCGGCGCCATCGCGGCAGATGTGGGCGGAGACGCCGATAGCCTCGCCCTCTTTCGACATCTGCCAGCCCACTGCGGGCGGCTCCAGCATTAAGACCGGCCGCTTCGTGTAACGGTGCACCGCATCCGCCCACGACAGGCTCATGCGTGCCTTGCCAAGACCCGTGTCGGCAAAGATCGCCGCGCGGCCACGCCGCAACGCCCAGGCAGTGAGCGCGGATTGATGTTTGAACAGCGAGCCTGGGAGTGAGAAGCCGGACATACCCGTAGGAGGCACCGTCGACAGCTTGCTCGCTACGAAGTCAACGTAATTGAGGCTCATTGGAACAAGCTCTCCTGCTTCGACGGCAGCTTGACGCTCTGGACGCTGCGGCCCGTGACGGAACATTGGCGGCGGGCGCCGAGAACCAGACACCCCGCAGCGATCAACTCATTGCGGCGACCCGACACGCTGGATTTCTCCATGCGGAGGGCCCTGGCGATCTCGGCGATGGTTGCAGTGCCGACATTCGCAACGTAGTCAGCGATGCGCTCGCACTGCGTCTTGCCGAGATTCCGTCGGTCGCTTGAGTGGTATGCGTCGATGCTGGTTTCTGATACGGCAGTCCTCATGCTGCGCTCCTCAGTTTGGAAAACAGGCGCAACTCGACTTCCCGCTCCTGCTCAATCTTTTCCAGGCGCTCGCGCAGTAGGCGGTTCTCGCGCTCGAGGTCGCTCTCGATGCGGCGCAGGCTGCGCGGGTCATAACCGCGCTTCAGGAGCCAGTAGTGCAGCCATGCCTCGCTGCCGCAGGCATTCATGAGCGCATCCAGATGCTTCTCCGACAGGCGAGCTGTGCCCTGTTGGGCTTTAGCCAATGTCGCCGGGTCGATCTCGATTTCGATCGCCACGGACTTATCCTGCAGACCGCTCTTGCGCAGCGTGTCGGCAATGACCTTCGCCTCACTAGTCCACTCGGCCCACTCCTGCTCGGTGACAGCCCGCATGGGGCGCTCCACGCGCAAATCAAGGGGATCAGAAACGTGTTCCATGTGAATTGACTATCGTTGAAGGTCGTTTTTTGGCTCAAATAAAGGCGCCGATAAAGGCGCCATGCACTGCAAACTGATGCCGCTACTTCCTCTTCCTGCCCTTCGTCCGTGGCTCCCGCACACCGCCTGTCGGCGGCTGAATGTCATCACTCGCGTCCTGACTGAACCTAAACTGCTTGAGGAACAGACTCGGATTCGCCAACTTCACTGCGGAAGGGATGCCGCGCGACCGCCAGTTGTGGACGCGTTGGACGCCACCACGCTGGCTGTCATAGCCGAGGAGCTTGGCAACCACGGCCGGGCCGCCAAGGCTTTCGATGATTTGCCAGTCGGAATGGACGGCGGTCTGTTTAGGGCTCATGCCCAAATTAAACACCGTGTTTAATCAAAAGTCAAACACCGCGTTTATCAACAGATTGTTTACCTGTGAGACCATGCGCGCCATGCACACGACCATGGTTCGGCTCTACGAGGCTGCAAGGGAACTCAAGGGACTGGAGACCCAAGCGGAGGTCGCCAGGGCACTCAACTTCTCTCAGCAGCGGGTGAAAAATTGGGAGGCGCGCGGCATGTCGAAGGGCGGCATGTTGAGGGCGCAGGAGATTTTTGGGTGCAGCGCGACTTGGCTCGAGACTGGCAGGCTCCCGATGGAGACTGTCAAGCAAAAATCTGATTCACATCAGATGGAAGCAACACTTAAAGAACAGTCTGAAGCGTCCACTTACAATCCAGAGCCAGCACATACAAGAACGCTGGGAGGCGTCTCGGTGCGGCCGATTGTGACTTATGAGAGCCTGGAAGAGCTCCCCAAGGAGTCGACAGTTCTCATCAGGAGGATTGACGTGGAACTGTCTGCGGGGAATGGGAGGGAGACGTGGCACATCGAGGAAAAAGAGCCGCTGCCATTTCAAGCGGACTACATACGGCGCCTAGATTCAAAACCGAAGGACTTGGTGGCAGCCAAGGTCAACGGCGACAGCATGGAGCCTCGCTTGTTCGATAACGACACTGTGGTCGTCGACAAGGCGGATACCCGCGTGCCCGCCAATGGCGGCGTATTCGCATTGGTGTATGCCGGTGAGTTGCTGGTCAAGCGCCTGTTTCGGTTACCCGATGGCGGCCTCAAGGTGGTAAGCGACAACCAGGCGCGCTATGAGCCCGTAACAGTTGGGCCAGACCAAGTCGAGCACGTAAGCATTATCGGCCGCGTCAAGTACCGGTCTGGAATGGGTGACTTCTAACCAGATAGGGGAGATTGCCTGATGATGAAAGCGAGCATTGCTGCTCTTTTTGCCGTTGCACTTGCCGGATGCGGCGGTAAGCCTAGCGCTACGTCAGCGGGAGCGCCCTTCGGATGCACCGAAGATGGCGTGAGAGCGTATCGGCATGAAAGCCTTTCGCTTATGGATGGGGTTGACGTATGCAACGTCATGCAAATCTCAGAGGGGAAACTCCCATCGGTGCAGTTGTTCCAGGATGTGTCAAAAGCTGTGGTGGCCTTCCAGATCAAGGGCAGCAAGGACGATGCACGTGAGCTCTCCTATCAGCTGATGAACATCATCGAGGCGCGCGGACAATCTAGCGCTGACGACGCGACCAAGTACGCCACCATCAACATGGTCTTCAAGATGTACAACGGCTGGAACGGTCGCGTCACGCCGCGAGACGTGAATGTCTTCCTTCGCAATAGCGGCCCGCTTGCGCACAAGCTCAGCGACGACGGCCTGGTCCAATCAATGGCCCTCGTAATGGAGAATAAGAAGGCCGCAGGACTGTAACGCCCTATTGCGTTGATACCCACACATCACCAGCCACTATATAAAGCCCGCCCCGTGCGGGCTTTTTGTTGCCCAAAAACTACACACGGCGTTTGCCACCAGCGCAAGAAACATAAACGCCGCGTTTGACAACAAACTAAACATGGTGTTTAATGAACTCCATCGACGCGGCACACCGCGCAACCAGATGGAGAACGAGATGATCAGCAAGACGAAACAAGACTGGCAGGTTGGAGCGACCGTGAAGGTTGGCTTCATGACCCTCGTCGTCAAGGCTGCTGTGGCCACCCCAGGCGACTTCCAACCCGATGCCTACATCCTGGTCAACAAGGCCGGCACTCAACTCTACAAATTCGTCCCGCACAACGGTGTCGAGAAGATTGGCGTCGAGGAAGCGCGCGAATTGATCGCCGAAGCCGAGTGCCACGCTACCCGTCTCGCTGCCACCGCCATCAAGAAGGCCGCTGCCAAGAACGAAATCAACGCCCTGTTCGCCTGAGCGCTGTTCCTGTAGCGCCGCACTTCTGCCGCACCCACCACGACACGAGCGAGACCATGAACACCCCCTTGACAAAATCCACCACCCAGTTCGGCATCGCGCTCGCTGAAGGCGAGGTCTATCTCTGCGGCTGCGTCGACTCGAACGGCGACGTAACGCACACGATCCTGCTTCCCGGCGAAGCAGGGAAGCGCCTGAACTGGCCTGACGCCATGGAATGGGCCAAGAGCATGAATGCCGATCTTCCGACGCGCGCGGAGTTGGTGATCGCGTACGAGCAGCACCGCAGCCAGTTCAAGGACGCGGCGTACTGGTCAAACACGCAGGACGATGATCCTGAATATGCCGGCTGGGCTTGGTATCAGGACTTCCTCAACGGCTACCAGAGCCGCAGCCCTCAGAGCAACGAGTTGCGCGCCCGTGCCGTCCGCAGATTGGTCATTTAACCATTCATCAATTTCGACGGTAGTGAGCCGTGTGCGCACGGTCTCAGCGACGGAGCGAAAAATGGTCAATGCAATCACCCCATTCGAAAAGATGGTCTGCGACGTCATCGTCGATGACCCTCACTACTGCAGTAATGAGGGCCACGATCCGCACAGCTACATGGAGCCCGTCGCGCGCGCCATGCTGCGTGGCGACCTGAATGATGCTGCCATGGCATCGCTGGGCCGCGAACTGGTGCAGCAGTTCCTGCGCGACATCCGCAGCGCCGTTGCCGAGGAAGAGGCACATGCCGATGCGCTGATCGCAGAGGAAGAAGCCGGCGAGCGCGCCGCACGTCGGCTGGGAATGTCCGGCCACGCAATCGCCTGAGTAATCCATGACAACGACGCAAGCGTATGTCTGGGCGGCTATTGCTGTGGTGCTGGTGGTGTCGTTCGTCCTGGGGTTCGCGATGCTGCTGAACAAGCTGGCGCGGGCTCAAGGCCAGCGGAATCCCGAAGAACAAGATGACCAACTGGCGCCGCGCCGCCGGTACTGACAAGGGGATGACATGAAAACCATCGAGATCAATGGCTACATCCACGCAGTTATCCACTCCATCATGCCCGACAAGCCGGTGTACTCGTTCCACGAGCTCGAGGACATGAGCTTCATGAACTCGAAACACACGACTTACGTGAAGGTGATGCCGCACACGATGGTCGTCAAGATCCCCGACGGCGAGATCGACTACCGGACCGCACGTATCGCTGCGCTGGAGAACGAGCGCGAGAAAGTGCGCGCCGAGTTGGGCAAGCGCATCACGGAGATCAACGGCGAGATCAGCAAGCTGCAGGCGATCGAGTTCAATGCGACCGAAGTTGCGATGGACTGACGATGCCCCTCGTATTCCTCCTGTCGTTGCTGTGCCCAGTTCGCGTGCTGAGGCCGCAACGACCCAACCAGCGCACTCCGCTCGTTTCGGTGTGCCTGACCCCGCCGACGTGCGGGCCGATGGACTACGGCTAACTGTTGCCCCGGCGGTGGGCGCGACCACACCGGGGCCGCAACCGACACACCTGACGATCACCAGCGCGCTAGAGCGCTACCACCCTGGGCGCTACACCACCTTGGGTAACGGGATCGAGAACTGCGTGCCGCTGTGGAGCACGGCGGCATGATCCAACGCGTTGACCGCCTCTCCGGGGCCGGTCAGCGCCCTCTGATAAGCGGTTCAGCGCGGGCAATGCGCAGAGTGACTGGGTTCGATCCCAGGGGCCGCTTATCAGAGGATCGTCGAAGCACAGGGGGCACTGACATGACCCAAGGGCAGCTCAATCAACTGTTTCAACAGGCCAGGCGTAACTCGATCGCAATCCAGCGTTCAGCAGGCGCCTCCCAGATGTTTGGCGATGACACCGTCGCTGTGGTGGTGTCTGGCTCTGATGTTCGATGGCACCTGAACGATCGACGCATCGCGTGGGACCGCCTGCAATCGATGTGCGACGACTACTAGGAGATCGACATGTGCATGACCAATGAGGAAGCTGCGCAGCGCCAAGCGGACCGCGAAAACCGCCTTCTCGAGTATGCGCGCCGCAAGCGCAACAACATGCTGATGAACATCGTGGTCGCGTCCATCGTGCTCTATGTGGTAGCTGCCGAGGTGATCTCGTCCCTGATTAATCACGGGGTCATCTGATGTGCGACCTGGACTGGTTCGCCTCGATTTCGTTCGGGATCGGTATCACCGTCGTTACCGCCCTAGTCATTGAATTTTCCAGGGCCATCTGATCTACGCATCAACAGCAATAAACGGCAAGTGCCATGCGCGAGATCGCGCGCTTTCTCTGAGGAAACAACCATGCAAGCAACAACCGAAAACATCACCGCCGCAGCGCCGTTTGGAATCACCCTTGCGGAAGGCGAGATATATGTCGGATCGATCGGTGACGAGAACGGAAAGACCAACCACGTGATCCTGCTGCCAGGCGACAACGATGACGCCAACTGGCACGAGCAGACGGCTTGGGCGAAGAGCATCGGCGGCGATCTCCCGACCCGCATCGAGCAGGCCATGTTGTGGGCCAAGTTCCGCGACCAGTTCAAGAGGGATTGGTACTGGAGCAACGAAGTGCACCACAACGACTCCGGCTGGGCTTGGTGTCAGCACTTCAACAACGGCAACCAGCACGACGGCCGACAGGGCCTCGAGTTGCGCGCCCGTGCCGTCCGCAGATTGACCATTTAACCCTTCAGCCATTTATTGAGGGGAACCGCTATGGCGGCTCAATACAGCGAAATCGTCGACTACCCGGTCTACCGATCGATGGCGGAGGCCTTCGGACCGGGCTCGACGCTGGCCAAGCCGGACGCGCCTATCTGGAAGGACTGGGCAACCGTGATCGCTATCGGCTGCGGTGTCGGCGTCTGGCTGGCCATGGTCACCGCAATCCGCGCCAGCGCTCTTTTCTGATTCACCCGAGGAGACCCACATGGGAACTAACACGCAAGTCGCCATCAACATGCAGCCCGTCGAATCATCGCAGATCCACGCGATTGGCCACGACGCCGCGACGAACACGCTGGCCATCCGCTTCAAGAACTGGAAGGGCGAGGTCACCAGCCTCTACCACTACCAGAACTTCACCGCCGAGGACTTCGAGGCCTTCCGCACGGCGGAATCGATCGGCCGCCACTTCGGCGCATTCATCAAACCGTTCGATCTGAAGCACCCCTACAAGCAGATCGAGAAACTGCCCGCGGCTGCCTGACGCGCACCACCACAAATCAATGGAGAACCCGGTGACCACCGCACTTTCCACGCGCAACGAGTTCGGTGCGCAAGAGACCACGACCGCCTTGGTCGAGACTTCCGCAACCGCCATCGCTGCGCAATCGAAGGCGATGGTCGAGGCACGCTACATCATGGCCATGCAGCGGCCTCGCAATTGGGATCAAGTTCGCCAGGACACCCTGCGCGAATGCCGCCGCCCGACGTTCGCAAACAGCCCACGCTCCTATTACCGGAAGCCCATAGGGAAGGGCGTCGAAGGCCTCGGGATCGGGTTCGTTGAGGTTGCGATCCGCCACATGCGGAACATCCTCGTCGAACAGCCGACGATCTTCGAGGACGCCATGAAGGAACTGGTTCGTGTCCGCGTGACGGATCTGGAAGCGAACACAACGTACGAGCTCGACGTGAAGGTCTCGAAAACCGTCGAACGCTCCAAGCCGATGGATGATGGGTCGTATTTCTCGATGCGGCTGAACAGCTACAACAAGCCCGTCTATACCGTCTCGGCGACGGATGATGATCTGCTGAACAAGCGTGGCGCCTTGATTTCCAAGGCGGTCCGCACGCTCGGCCTGCGCATGATTCCCGGCGACATCCAAGACGAGGCCATCGGGATCATTCTCCATGTCCGCATGGATGAAGCGGCGCGAGACCCGAGTGCCGAGCGCAAGCGTATCGCCGATGCCTTCGCTGACATCGGGGTCCGCGCAGATGACTTGGTTGCCTACCTCGGCCACCCGCTGGATACGTGCTCGCCGCACGAACTGGTCGACCTGCGCGGCATCTACGGCGCTATCAAGGACGGCGAGGCCACGTGGAAAAGCGTCATGGAGAACAAGGCCGAGCAGAACAGCAATGGCGAGAACAGCGGCGGCGATCCCAAACAGCGCCCGGCGTGCTCTGCCGAATCCTTCGACAAGAAGAATGCCGGATGGCGCAAGCAGGTCGAGTCCGGTGCCAAAACGCCCAACGACCTGATCGCGATGATCGAAACCAAAGAGACCCTGAACGACGAGCAGAAGATGGAAATCGCGTCGTGGGTCGTCAAGCCGGAGGGCCAATAACATGCAGATCCACAATCTCGTCCAGGGCACCCCCGAATGGGAGCAGTTCCGCCTGACGCACTTTGGCGCCAGTGAAGCCGCTGCGATGCTCGGCGTGTCCGACAAGGTCAAGCGCACCGACCTGCTGCACATGAAGCACACCGGCATCGCGAAGGTGTTCAGCGACTGGGTACAGGAGAACATCCTGGATCACGGCCATGCCGTTGAAGCGATGGCGCGGCCTCTGGTCGAAGAAGACATCAGCGACGACCTGTATCCGGTAACGTGCTCGGAAGGCATCCTGTCGGCATCGTGCGATGGCCTGACGATGGCCTACGACACCGCGCTCGAGCACAAGCAATGGAACGTCGAACTGGCTGCGCTGGTCGAGGCCGGAATCGTGCCAGACACCCACATGCCGCAGTGCCAGCAGATCCTGCTGGTGACTGGCGCCAGCCGCGTGCGCTTCGTCGTATCGGACGGCACACGCAACCGGATGGTCTTCACGGACGTGCTGCCCGACGAAGCCTGGTTCGAGCGCATCCGCGCCGGCTGGGCCCAGTTCCAGAAGGATCTGGACGCCTACACGCCGGCCGAGATCGTCGAGAAGCCCGAGGCCGCACCGATCATGGGGTTGCCGGCTCTCTCGGTGCAGATCCGCGGCGAAGTGGTGGCGACCAACCTGCCCGCCTACCGTGAGGCCGCCGAGCGCTTCATTGAAGCGATCAAGCGCGATCCCGAGACCGACGAGGACTTCGCCAACGCCGAGGCCACAGTCAAGTTCTGCGATGACGCTGAGAAGAAACTGGCTGCCGCTCGTGACGCCGCGCTCGCCCAGACGTCGAGCATCGATGAGGTGATGCGCACGATCGCCTACGTCAGCGATCTGTTGCGCACGACTCGCCTTGATCTCGAAAAGCTGGTCAAGCGCCGCAAGGAAGAAATCAAAGCTGACGTTTTCACGGAGGCGCGCGACGCTTACGCCATGCACTTGGCTGCCATCAACACCGAGCTGCGCATTGTCACGCTGAACTGGCTGCCTTCTCCAGATTTCGCGGGCGCCGGCAAGAACAAGCGCACGCTGGCCAGCCTGAAGGACTCCGTAAGCACGTGCCTGGCCAACGCCAAGATCTCCGCGAATGCCGTGGCAAAGGAAGTACGCGCCAAGCTGGCAGCGTACCAGGAGCACGCCGAGCACCACTTCCTGTTCAGCGACCTGCAGCAACTCATCCAAAAGCCGCTCGACGATTTCCGCCTAGCGCTGATAAGTCGCATCGACGCACACGTCCGCGAGCAGCAGGAGCGCGCCAACCGCGCTGCACAGGAAGCCGCCGCACAAGCCCAAGCGGAGTTGCCGGCGCAGGACACTTTGCCACTCGCTGCATCACCCGCGCCATCGGTTACGCCGCTTCCGAGCAAGCCGCGCCCGGCCCAACAACGGCCGACAGACGCGGAACTCATCGGCGCGATCGCCCTGCACTTCCGCGTCCACGAGTCGAAGGCCATCGAATGGTTGATGAGCCTGGACTTGAAGGCCGCGGGCGAGCGCCTCGCTGCCTCGTTCTGATCGCCCAAAGCCGATAACCGCCACATATCGCCCGAGACCGATATGAAAGACAACCGAGGCGCTCACATGAGAGAGCGCGCCCGTAAGACGCACGAAGAGAACACCGCCAAGGTGCTCAACGCACTGCTGGCCGCGGGCACCGGTGGACTGACCACCGCTGAACTGATGGTGCTGACCGGCCTGTCGCGCACGTGCGTGCGTCTGCGTGTGCAGGCCATGCACGGCAAGCAGACGCGCATCTGCGACTACCGCGACATCAAGTATTCGCTGATTGAGGCGTGGGGCTTGGGAAACGCACCGGACCTCACGAAAGAAGAATGGCGCCGTAGCACGGATGCTGACGCTGAGGAAGCGATGCACGCGGACGTTGCCCGCAATCACGCGTGCTGGGCCGCGAAGTGGCGGCCGCATCGGCCCACTGAGGCAACCTGGATTTCTTGATCAATGGGCAGTGCGGCAGGCCGATACGCCGGGCCTGAAATCGGAGCGTGCAGCATGGGAGTCGCACAGCCCGCCATTTTCCCAACCAGTAGGAGAGTACATGCAACAAATCCAAATCCCGCCGCTCGCAGAAGGTGAGGTCTATCTCAGCGGCTTCGTCGATGCGAACGGGGACGTGACGCACGTCATCCTGCTGCCAGGCGACACGAAAGCGACATGGCCGAAGGCCATGGAATGGGCCAAAAACATCGGCGGTGACCTGCTGACGCGCGCCGAACAGGCCATCGCATTCGCCAAGCACCGCGACCAGTTTGAGCAGGCCGCGTACTGGTCGAACGAAGAGGATGCCGACGATGCCGGCTGGGCTTGGTATCAGAACTTCTACCACGGCAGCCAGCTCAGCCGCCTACAGACCAGCGAGTTGCGCGCCCGTGCCGTCCGCAGATTGACCATTTAACCCTTCATCCATTTTCAGGAGAAGTCAGCAATGACGCCCACGCTTGAAGCAGTTGAAGCGAAACAGGCCGAGATCGCCGCAATGATCGAAGCCATCCGGCAACAGGCGGCACGCGAGTATCACGTCGCTGGCGGCATGATCAAGCTCAGCCCCGGCGAGCGCTACGCCGGCCTCATTCTCGGCAAGGACGGCCAGCCCGATCATCACCTGATTCTGTTGCCCGGCGACGCAGCCGAACTGAATTGGGATGACGCCCGCAAGTGGGCACAGGAACAAGGCGGTGAACTGCCGACACGCCGCGAGCAATCTCTGCTGTACGCCAACCTCAAGGAAGAGTTCCAGGGCACCTGGTACTGGTCCAGTGAGGCCCGTGAGCGCGAGTCCGGCTGGGCTTGGTGTCAGGGCTTCGGCAACGGCAGCCAGCGCTACGACCATCAGCGCCTCGAGTTGCGCGCCCGTGCCGTCCGCAGATTGACCCTTCAGTAATTTAACAATTCCATCCATCGTGGCACTGCACACAAACCTACCGATCTACAAGGCGGCCTACGGACTGCTCGACGTGGTGACTGACCTAGTCAAGAACATGGCCCGCGACTTCAAGCGCAGCATCGGCGAGAAGATCAGCGCGGAGTGCATCGAGATCATGGTTCTGGTGTTTCGCGCCAACGTTGCGGCAGACAAGTCACCTCACTTGGCCGAACTGATCGAACGCCTCCAGGTGATCGAATTGCTGTTGCGTCTGGGCATGGACAAGCGCCTGATCTCGCGGCCGGCATACGCCAAGGCCGTCGAGATCACGACCAGCATCGGGAAGCAAGCCAACGGGTGGAAGAAGTCCGCAAATCGCCCGCTTCATGGAGGTCAAGGCCGTCATGACTGAGCTATCTTTCAATCTGGTCGTGCCGCTGGCCCACAAGGCCACCGCCATGCGCGTTACGGAAACCGACCGCCGGTGTGCGGCGCGGTCCGGCGCAGTTTCCCGACTGAGTAATCGGACGGGCGACGTAGATAGCACGATGCATCCGGCTGGGCTTGGTATCAGAACTTCAACAACGGCAACCAGAACAACAACCAACAGAACAACGAGTTGCGCGCCCGTGCCGTCCGCAGATTGGAATGGAAGTACCCCGTTCTCGTTCGCCGAGCTTGTCGAGGCCTATCTCGACTGCCGGCGCACGAAGCGCAACAGCGCAAGCGCCATGGGATTCGAAATCAACCTGGAGGGCAACCTCCGGCGCCTGTGCGACGACTTGGTCAGCGACAGTTACAAGCCGGGCCGCTCGAAGTGCTTCGTCATCACGCGCCCAAAGTATCGCGAGGTGTGGGCGGCCGAGTTCCGCGACCGCATCGTGCATCACCTGCTTTACAACCGGATAGGCCCGAGATTCGAGCGCTCGTTCATCGCCGATTCGTGTGCGTGCATCAAGGGGCGCGGCACGCTGTATGCAGCGCAACGTCTCGAAGCAAAGGTGCGCTCGATCACGCAAAACTGGGCGCGACCAGCGCACTACCTGAAGTGCGACCTGGCCAACTTCTTCGTCAGCATCGACAAGCGTGTCCTACTAGATCTGCTGCTCGCGAAGATCCCCGAGCCATTCTGGCGCGAGTTGACCGAGCTCGTGCTGATGCACGATCCACGGGGCGACTTCGCCTACCTGGGCGATCCCTGGATGATGGACAAGGTGCCACCGCACAAACGCCTGATGGAACAGCCGTCGCACCTTGGCCTGCCCATCGGCAACTTGTCGTCGCAGTTCTTCGCGAACGTCTACCTCAACGAGCTCGACCAGTTTGTCAAACACGAGCTGCGCTGCCGGCACTACATCCGGTACGTCGATGATTTCGTGCTGCTGCACGAGTCGCCGCAATGGCTCAACGATGCGCACGACGCCATCGAGTCCTTCTTGCCGGGGCGCCTGGGTGCGCGGCTCAACCCGCGCAAGACCATCCTGCAGTCGATCGACCGCGGCGTGGATTTCGTCGGCCAGGTCATCAAGCCATGGCACCGGGCCACTCGCAGGCGCACGCTGAATGTCGGTCTCCAGCGTCTGCGCGAGATGCCGGCAGCCGACGTCCACCATGCAGCCAACAGCTATTTCGGCCTGTTGCGGCAGGCGACCGCCAGCCACCAAGACCGCGCGCAGCTCGCAAACGTCGTGCGCTCGCGCGGACATGCAGTCAATCGACAACTTACCAAAACATACCGCGCGGCACGCGCCGCAAAGGGAGCCTGATATGCCGTCCGATCAACTGCGCGAGGCGTTTGAGTCTGGCTGGGCAGGCTGGCCGAACGCGATCCGCGCACGCATGTGCAAGAGGGTTCGCACCTCACCGCCATCCGCCAACATCGTCAACTGGCCGACCACAGGCGAGATCGCCGGTCTGCAAATGCGGGAGTTGGCCAAGTCGGTTTTGGCGCGGGAAGATATGCGGCTCGCATCGTCCGATCCGGAATGGCATCGGCAAGACATCGTTGACCATGCGGCAGAAGTGACCAGCTACCCGGCGTGCAAGGGCATGAACTGCGGCACCACGGATGGCGTGAGCCATTCGCCCGAATGCCAAGCCGAGCATGCTGCATTTGCGGCTGGCGGACGCTTCGTGAAGGGTGCCGAGGCTGCGCGGCCGGAGTTGAGCGACGACCAGATTATCGACATCGCCAACGAGATCGATGCTGGCGTCGGCACTATCGATGCCCTGGACCCCACGCTGGTAAGTTTTGCCCGCGCCATCCTCGCAGCGGCAGGAAGACGAGAAACCCGTGCGCGCCGGCGTGTACCAAACTATTCGTTTCGACGGCAAGCGCGGGTATTCCCATTTCGATGGGGAGTTCTGGGGGTATCAAGCTGGCAGTCGCAAGTCGGCTGAACTGTGGGGGCGCGGTCCAAATCGCATGTTCGCGATGCAGCGCAAAGAATGGCGCGGGCTCGCGCAAGAACCGAAGGAGTAAGCAAGCATGGGCGACAACTACGACAGCCGCACGCTGGACGCGGTCACTACCACGCTCGACATCAACGAACTGGAACGACTGGCTCGCGAGGCCACGCCGCAGGATTTCGACAGCGGCGAGATCATGTCCAATGCAGGTGAGTGGATCGATTGCCCACACTGCGGTGGAGAAGGTGCGGTGCAATTGGAGGCTGACTACTGCAACTATGACGGTCAAGCGCTTGGCGTCCAGTTCTACGGCATCGGAAGTGCACACGGGGCTGCGGAGAACTACTATCGGGCCGCGCGCCCGGCTGTCGTTATCGCCATGATCGCGCGCATTCGCGATCTCGAAGCCGCCCAGCAGCAGGCCGAGCCGGGGGCGGATGAGCATGGCGCGCTCCCCACCCCCTTCATCACGACCGAAGTCGAAGGCAGCCCCGATCCTGCCAAGCAACGTTTCCGCATGGTGTGCCACTACAGGTCCATCGAGGACATGCATCGCGGGCACGACTTCTTTGTTGCTGCGCTCAAAGCCGCCCAGCAGCAGGCCGAGCCATGCGACCCAACGGGTTTGATTGCCCGTCTGCGCAGCCATGCGGAAGACCGAGCCAACACCGCATTTGCTAGGTCATCAATGCGCGAAGCCGCTGGCGTCCTAGAAGACAAGCAGCAGGCCGAGCATTGCCAATGCGCCGCATGCAAGAATGGCGTGCTTCATGCGAGCGACTGCGCAGTCCACAACGGTCCTGCGCTCCCGGTCGGGCAATGCGACTGCGGCAAGCAGCAGGTCGAGCCGAGCGAGCAGATGCGCCAGATGGCGCTGGCTGACCTGTACGAGTTTCAGCAACTGACCGGTTGCGATAGCCCCGCCGAATACAAGGCGAAACTCGAAGCGCAGCAGGCCGAGCCGGGGGCGGATGAGCGCAATGTCCTGCAAGAAATCATCGATATGGGGCGCGCCTCGCAGCCTAAGCACCGCGGCGGTAACGGCGAAAACACGGTCTACCTCACACCGGCTCGCTATACCGCTCTTGAACGCGCCGCCCAGTCCGGCCAGCGGGCGGGCGTGGCGGAGGATGCTGCGCGGTACCGCTGGTTGCGTGCTGCATGGCTTGCTGACCCCGATGAGGGCGAGGATGTCGCATGGACGCCAATCATGTATTGCGCAGATGAGACGGAAATGGATTCTGCAATCGATGCCGCCATGGCTGCCGCCCCCACGCAGCAGGAGAACAGGGAATGACCCAGAGCCAACTGCAGCAGATGTTCAGGCGTGCTCGCATCGGTGGCGGCGGTTACGCTACCAACACATTCGGCGACCATGTCGTGACGATCGCCACGAACGGGCAGTATGCGCAGTGGTATCTGAACGGCAGCCCTGTGTCGTGGGACCACCTGCAATCGCTGTGCGACGATTACTAGCAGGAGGGAGAATGAACGAGCCGAAACTGTTGCTGTGCCCGTTCTGCGGTGCCACAGCTCGCCTGGAGGACCATCGGACGATATGGTCTGTGATGTGCAATAACGATGGATGTAAAGCTGGGGCGCTTGGCGAGCGTTCCCCGGAGCCAGACGGAACTGAGACAGATGCCTATTGGGATAGCATCCGCCAGTCCGCGATTGACCGATGGAACCGCCGCGCAGTCGCAGCCACTGGAGAGAGCAAGTGAGTGATCGAGAACTGTTAGAGCTGGCGGCTAAGGCGGCCGGGCTTGATGTTGAATTCCCAGACGCAGATACGGCAGATTGGCTGGTCTGCAATGACCATGCGAAAGCGCATGACCAATGGCTGATCTGCAACAGCCTGGACGAAGAAGGCGACGTGATCGGCTGGTGGAACCCGCTCAAGGATGATGGTGATGCACTGCGTCTGGCGGTCAAGCTCGGCATGCGCCTGTGCATTGACAAACGCGCAGGCTTTTCATGGATAAAGGGCGTAGAGGGTTCCGTGCCGCATGACGGCAATGCCAACGCGGCAACCCGACGAGCGATCGTCCGCGCAGCCGCAGAAATCGCACGCGCACAACCTAGCGTGCAGGGAGGGGGAAGTGAGCCTAACTGATGAACGAGTCCTGCGCACGTTGCGCATGCAGGCATGGGCTCGGGCAAAGGGCGAACTGAATGCCGTGCTGCAAACTTTCTGGGATGGGCATGGCGCAGATGATCAGTTCCGCGCCATGGATAAGGCCGTATCTGAGTTCACTGCACACGTGGAAGACAACGGGCTGGCCGAATGAAAGCAGCACTGACGAGGATGTTAGAGACGACGCGTCTCGCCTGGGGAATTGGAGGGAAGGAATGCAAATAAACGAACTCGACATCGCAGTGCGCGCGGTGAAGCTTTTTGCTGAGACCCATCCGCGCCCGACTCACGTTACGATGACCCAGGCCGGCGAAATGCTCGGCCTCAGCCGGCAGACCGTGAGTAGGCTGGTGCATACCGGCAAGATCAAGCTCAACGGGTGCGGCCTGATACCCATTGAGCAGATCGACATGATCCGCTCTGTCTCCGCATAA